ATGTGGCGGGTCGATAGCGTGATCGTCTTCGGGGAAAACTTGCCCCTGAATGTCTGTCTGAAGGGGGAGTCAAAAGCCCAAGCCGATGATGTGCGCATTAAGCACAGCGATTTATGCCGTGGGTTTTGCTAGCCGTTACCGGCCAGTAAGCTTATCCATCGGGTTATTGCCCTTACCCGCGAGTTCTCCCGCTGACGCTTTCAAAACCAGTGACGGGCTTTCCGACAGCGCCGCCGTTCCCAGCGCCGAGGCGATGCCGCTTGCGATCGTCTCATCGGAAAACGGCACGTTCCCATTTTCCTGATGAATAATGGCTTTGCTCAGGGCGGTTAAGACGTCAGGCGAGGCGACATCCAGCCGGGTCGTGGGTGTCACGCCGAGCGCCTGGCTGACGTTCTGTATATACGCGGTGGTGTTGTTATTGTCCTGCGGCGGTGCCCAGCGGGAGATAATTTTGCTGATGGTATCCAGTCCACGCCGCTGGTAGGCGAGCAGGTTTACGCCCAGAGCACGGATCCCATGCTCGGGAGAGGCGAAGGTAGCGAAGCGCCCGTCGGTGCCGTTCTGCCCCTGCCAGGTAAAGGCCCAACTGGCCTCCAGATTGCCGGGGTTGTTATTGCGGATCCCGCGAACACCTCCGACGGGCGACCATGCAGGCCCGGTGTGGCTGTTTCGGTACTGGGGTAAGCGGTTCATGAGCGCCAGCTGATTTTCACTCCAGCCCTGCAGGCTGGCGTACTGCCCTAGTTGCTCAAACGAGGCGGGTGTGGCGGTAACCGATGCCTGGCGGTGGTCAGCGGGTTGCGATGCGCTTGCCGCAGGCTGGGCGATGATCGGCTGGGAAGAGAGGGTTACCTGCTGAAAGGAGGCGGGTACGCTGGTCTGCGTCATTCCGGCAGCGGGCGCCTGGGCCGATAGCGTGGCCAGTTGCTGCGTGTGAACGCTCTGCTCGTGTAAATGGTAATGCGCAATACCGGACATGATTTCAATCTGGTTCTAATAAGAAACACGAAGAGACGGAGAAATGCGACGTTATGATGCGAATGGCACGCCCTAAAGGATTCGAACCTTTGACCTACGGCTTAGAAGTTCCTAGAACCACGTAGATAAACATACACTTACACGTCATCACTGCGCTCACACGTCCCATGATGGTAAAAGACCGAAAAACATCATAACACGCCGAAAGAGGTGTGAGTCCCAAAATTGTCCCATCACACCACCCTGTCATCCTGCATCACGCTGTTGATGAAGAACGTCACCCGCCCCAGCACCTCCACCTCTTCCGCCACTGCCCCCTCGATCGCTTCGCCATCATCCGTGATTAACGACCGACCCATCACCCTTGCAAACTGAGTCCTGCCGCCGGACAAAATCAGCAGAACCTGATTCTGTACCAGCCTGGTGCACGGCTCGATGACAGCGAATCCACTCGACGTTTCGAGAATGCGGCTGTCCATGCCTATACCGCAGATACGCTCCGGTGTTAAGCGCTGCTCTACGTAGTCGCCTGCCGGTGAAGGGAATCCCATTACAGAACCCTCCCCATATTGCGCAGCATCCATAGGCGGTTCTGGCTACCGTCCGGCGTCTTGTCTACGAAGCAAGTCTGGTACTGCTCGATCCATTCATTCGCATCAGCCTGGGTGAAATGCCAGTTCCTGGCGCGCAACTCACGGATGAAGTCATCTGTGCGTAAACACTGGTAACCCTTAGGGTTTAGCTGTATTGCAGCGACAAATGCGCTGTGAATGTCTGATTTGCGGGGCATGATCTGCACTCCCTTTTACTGTTTTTATATACAGTAGTTTTAAAGTTAGGGCAGATCAAGTAGCAATGATGCTGTCACATTCCTCCTCTACCTTTTCAGCACAAGGTCAGCATCAGGAGGGCGTATGTTAATTGCACTGTTGATAACCGGCTCTATCACCATGGTCATTGTTGGCTTCACCGTTCTGTCAGCGGCGCAGGATCTGACTGACGATTATTAATTCTGGTCACTCGTTGCTGTAAAGGTTTCGTTTCCGATCTCAACATTTCGCACGGTAAGTAGGTATCGTGCGCTCCAACCACCTCCCAACAATCCCATCACATCCTTTGAAGGGAAGAAAAACTATGCAACAATAAATGTATAAATTTTGACTAAACCTTTTATATCGTGAAAATTGAAATGAAATTTGAAGAGTTGTTGGATTTCCCCGAAAAAGACGATGTCATTTTTGATTCAAAAAATATATGCGCTGTATTTTCACCCGCCGACATTAAGACGCAGGAAACTCTGGTAGTCACCTTTTACCCTTTCCTCCCTCCTGAGCAAAAGAAACAGCCGATAACCGGATTTAGCCGTGAGTCGTTCAGAAAGCTTGGATATGACACCATCCACATAATACCGTCAGGGAATCACTGGTATCAATATGATGATCTTGAGCTGATGCTTGAAGAGATTTCCATCAGGAAAAGTGGCTATAAACGCCTAGCTGTCTTTGGTCAATCCATGGGCGCTTACGGGGCGTTGCAGTGTTCTAAGGCGTTGAACGCTGACAGGGTTGTAGCTATTTGCGCACAGCTCACAACTGATGCCAGCAAAGTTAACTTTGACCCTGGCTGGCAGCATTACATCAAAACCGGAGGGGTGAAATTCATCCGCGACAATTTCCAGGAAAACGTCAATTCAAATGCAGAGGTGATCCTTGCGTATGACCCATTCTTTTCCCCAGACGTGCTCCACGCCTCGGAAATTAAAAAACGGATCAATGTAATTCCGTTAGTCATGCCATTTACCGAGCACGCCGTGGCAAGACACCTGGCCCTCGCGGGTCTTATGCCGAGTTCGTTAGATATCCTGGTATCCGGTGATGAGGACGATATTCAGGGGTTGCGGAGAACGTTCCGAAAAGCGAGGAAATCCAGTAGCTATTTCACTGACAATGTATTTTACGCCATTGTAAATAGATTGAAGAAGCAGAAAAAATTTGATTCCGCCACGAAAATGGTCAGGCAGAAACTGCAAGAGACAAATTCTCCTGTTATCGCTAAAGCCTATTATGAAATATCCGAAGAGCAAAAGGATTATGAAGAAACTGCGAGAAGATTGCTTGAAGTGATCGGCAGATTCGGCGATGAGACGCCGCTCAGTCTTTACAAGAAATGCATTCAAATGATGAGGGTAAGCAAAGATTTTGTTGGCTGCGAATCCCTGGTAGCGAGACTCATGAAAAAATACCCAAATGATATTGGGTTGCATCGTGAATATGCTGAAGCGGCCCATCATCAAAAGAAATGGACTGAGTCAAAAAAGCGCTGGCTATACTTCCGCTCAATACTAAAAGAGAGCACGCCTGCACTTGTGTATTTCCGACTGGCCCAAGCGGAAGAGAATTTAGGAAATTTTGAAGCTGCAGTTAACCTGATCGACGAGGGTCTGAGTTTTCATAAAACCGACCCTGGCATGAATGCATGGCGAATCAGGTACGAAAAAAAACTAGCCTGCAGTGAGCATCAACTCTGACATTCCAACACGCAAGGCCCAACCATGGCTTTGCGTGTAATACTTTGGCATGCCACGTCACTGCCATCCATCTGTTCTGCTCTGTTACAATCCCGTTTTTTACCCCCTACCGTTATTAATGTCGATTTAGCATTCCCATAAAAATAGCTCCCTACTTTGGCAGGGAGCAATAATTCAAATGTTAACCCCAACACCTTTCATACGTAATTTTGCCTGAAGATAGCGAGTATTAAGCTCTTCAAGTGATAGCGAGCGTGAGTATGTCGCAAATTCATAAAACTTAAGCGTCTGAGCGGCTCCTCCTGCAAAAGACCCAATTACTACAGGTTGAGTTGACTGGACGTACGGATCAGGGAAAGACGCGCCAGCCGCAGAATAATCAATGGTTCCTAACTGTTTGACCACAGCCCTGACTGCAGGGGCTGATTTGCTTACTGACACGCCAAAAAATAGTGGTGCAGTGGCATTGGCTGTACCTATAGTCAACACCCTTGATCCCGCCCTAACACTTAGTGCGCCCCCCGTAGTTCTGTATATAGACAGGCCAGCCAAAGGAGTTGCAGTATAATTACCCGCAATAATCATCGCAGCCGTGCTGCTGCCGATATTGCTAATTACGCCACAAAATGAGAATTCACCGTTATCAGTGAGGCTCGTATTCAGGTTATCTGAACCACCCACCGTTGCATTCAATGCATTATCTGAGAACGAATACTTACCCTGCGGAATAAGCGCCTTCGAGGTGTCATTTGCCGCTTTCAGTGAAGCTTTGCGGAAGTTCCAGAACTCATATGAGCTTGGGTCAAATGGCAAAAACATTTCGATATCGCTTTCTGCGACGGTGCCTATAGTAGGTGGGGCTGATACCGGTAGCTGGATGAAAAGAGACATCAGAATTCCTCGCTGATAGCTTTAATTTTAAAGTGCGGACAAAGATAGAACATTGGTTTCTCGGCACCTGCAATAACACAGGTTTCAGTGCATGAATCGCGGACGTTTCCGCTTGCTCCTGACTGGAGGGTTAAACCGGTGCCAAGGTTGTCGAACGCATACCTCACCTCTGGTGCCGCTGTAATCGGTGAAGACATGGTGATAACCACACTGTTTCCTCCCTGCACGGTGACTGAGCTTATTGCCTGAGCCACCCCGCCTACAGATACGGCGAAGCCATGGTCTTTAGTAGGAGCCAGGTTTGTAGTATCCAGAACCAGTGGCGGGACGGGAACGGTAAACCGCACTGTAATTTTGTTGCCACGCCATGTAGCACCTTCCGGCATGATTGCCAGAGGCTTTATGCCGTCAATAACAGCCTGTTTGTACGCTCTTCCATAATAAGCGCCGATCCATTTATAACCGACAGCCAGCAGGTGCAGGCCGTCGGTATAATGTGGAAAGGCGTAAGTAGGGGCGACGAAATAGAAGTAGTCACTGGTTTCACATGCTTCCAGTAACGCCAGAGGAACCGCATCATTAGTTTTCACCCGAGCGCTGTGTTGATATGTGAGAAACATAACCGGGCTACCCTGGCTTGTAATTCCTCGGGCGTCGGCAGTGATATCACTCTGTAATTTAAGAAGCGCGGCAAGGTGGGATTCTTTCGTATAACTGGTATTCAGGGAGTCTGATTCTCCCTGTAGCCAAGCAATTGCGTGCAGTGCAATGTCAGGATTAAGCGCCTTCGCACCATTAAGATGGTTCAGGAACTGGGTGTTGTACCACGTTGAACCCTTCGATAACTGAGCGATAGAATATCCGCCATGGCCGGCGGTGCTGCAAAAAATCACGTGGTCATCCGGATCTACACCATTTTCCCGGTACATGGCCAGACTCGCGTAATTAGCCGTCCCTGAACAGATTGTTTCAGCAGCATCAGATTCACCGTCAGGTGTTGGCTTTGCATCGTCTTCAACAAGCGGCTTTACAGCAGAATAGTCACCACTATTGCCCCTTACCCCGCTCGAAAATGTGATGTTGCTGTAAGGTTGGGTCGTTGAGAGAATCGACTGAGCGCGAACTCCTGTGCTCAGCGACTGGCCGTATGCAAGGATGAAATTGACTGCGGCCTTGCTTGTTTTGAATGGCAGTGAACCCTGACCTGCTCCAGATCCCATCTCTGGGAACAGACCCGCAAGCTCAGCCTTTTCCGTGTCGTAGCCCAGAATAATATTGTTATTGTTCCCACCAATAATGGGAATGATCCCCGTGTCAGAACCTTTGAATTTAGAAAAACCCATGCCTGACATATCAGAGAGATATTGCAGAGCGCTTTGTACGTCCAGGCCTTTTACAGCCTGATATTTTTCGTCATAACTTAGAATCACGTTTCGGTCGCTGCTGAGTGCCAGTGGGTATAACTGGGTGCTTTTACTGTTCGGAATGAGATAAAGGAAAGGCAGTGCCTGGCTTATCAACTCCATGACCATGTCCACGGAAAGCTGAGAAGGCATTTTTCGGCCAGTTGACGTCAGCGTTCCGGCGTTGTTGATATACTCATCAGCCAGGGCGCTTCCGTCAGCGCTACGTACGTAGGTCGTTGCTCCAGCCGGGATATTAGCGATATCCGCCTGTGCCTCAGCCAGCGTCATGTACTGCCGACTCAGAGGGATGAGGTTTTTCCGCGTTTCCTCTGTAATCTGAGCATTCAGTGTCATCATTTGCCGCCAGGAATATAGCGGGTCACCGCCACGATCTGGCACATTTGCAGAAGGTCCATTTACAAGTTTATCCAGGCGAACAGCATTATCGAACAATACTGCAGGGCTGGCGCTCCCGAGGGGAGGATTGAAGGCCATATTTACTCCAGAGATTCTCGTACCCGGCAGGCGGGATAAGGTAATAAGAGGCGGATATTAATCAAACGACATTGCCGGGATATGTGGCGTCGTCGTAGGCGTATTTGCCCGGATGATACTGGATGGCTGTTACCTGGCTGATCCCATCGTTACCTGGCGTTATTTCACCGACTAGTGCATCGTACGGGACTCGGACCGAAGAGCAGAAAAGCAGGCGCGGCGGCTCAATGTATGGATCGTTCATTGCCCACAACTCCGGCTCCAGCGCTGTGCTGTAAGGCACCGAGATGGTGAAGTCGTCAATGCGTGTCGGCGCAATCATTGCCGAGGCCCTGCCATCCTGATGGCGTATAATCACGCGCGGGTTTTGGAACGACCAGTCCGGCGCCTCACTGAGCGTCATGGTGATTTTGCTGCTGTCATACTTCATATCGGTAATCAGGCAGCTCAGTTGCTGACCGCCAGGGATATCGTCGGCCATAACAATACGATCCATGAACTCGTAGCAGAGCGCATCCATCTCAGTTGAGGTAGTGTGCTGTAGACGCTGCAACTGGTATCCCAGCAACCGGCGCATGCCAATACGATAGGCGCGGTTCTCATCAAGAACCCCGTCCAGCGTATAGCTCTCGACTTTCAACGGTGTAGGATTGCCAGGCTGGCGGCACTGCACGGTTTCCTCTGCCCAAGTGGTGCCGTTGATGTACGTCACGTCCACGCCGTCGTAATCGTCCTGTGAGGGGGCCTTAAACGCGGTCTGCAGTTCTTCGGTGGTTTCCTGCGGGGTGATCATGCCCACCCAAGGTTTAATCCCTTCCCTGCCGGCAGACGCCAGCCCGTCAGAAAGCAGAAAATACCCCATCCCGGCGTTGGTGATTTTCTGCAGCACTTCGAGCGCTGACTTGCTCTCACCACTGGCCCAGTCAAACTTCTCACCGCGGGGTGTCCAGTAAGTTTGCTCCAGCGCGTTAATCGCCGCCGTATCAATCTGGCTGGCCGTGAACCCAAGCGACTCCAGCACGTGATAAAGCGCACCACTGATACTCCGCGCCGTCCTCCCGCCGCTGTAAATCCGGGTTGGCGTGACGCTTATCCGGCGATCGGACATTGCCGCCAGGCGGTTTCCAGTGCGCACAGTCAGTGCCATGGTGGTGACGCCATCGTACTTCGCAGGACGTTTATTCAGCCGGGATCGCAGAGCCTGCCAGTAAACCTGATCGCGGGTACTGCCACCCTTGACCGGTTCTGTACGACGCATGCGGATTTCATACTGTCCCGGCGAAACGTTGTAGCGATGCGTGAAACCGATCTGGTTTTCGGTGCTTCTCGAATAGAATGGCGATTGTTGTGCCCAGGTAGTGGTGCCAACCTTGCGATACTGGATAACCAGGCGCACTGGCATGGACCGCTTATTCCCCTTATCGGTATAACGCACCAGTCCACTCTGGAAGTTTATGTTCACCTCAAAGGCATCGAGCGTTTCTCCATCTGGACAGGCAAGGAAAGGGCCGACCCAATCATAGTCGTCGCTAACACCCGTTACGGTGGCATCAAGTAATGTTCTTTCTGCGAATCCCGGCCACGATGGGTCCGGCGTCGTGATTGTCTCACCATCGGATCCTGTGGAAACAATAAGTCGCTCAACACTAATTGTCTGACTGTCCACATCAGTGATCCTGAACTGATTCCCGGACAGCCCAAGCGAGAAGCGCTGTATACCCTCTGGCAGCCCGGTAAACGGTGTGCCGATTGCGCTGTTGTAGGCCAGGGTAATGTGCGCCCTGACTTCCGCAGTACCGCCAGTTGATTTCTCCCCAGCCTTATTGACAGGGGCGTCACCAAATACCGAAGCGGGCAGTGGGCTGTTTGATATAGCCGCGCCAGCATATGGGCTACTGGCCTCACCAATTTCGATCCTCCCACTATTATCACGGGCAATCAGACCGGAGCCTGAGAGCTGAGAGGTGATGGAGGACACCAGACCGGACATGGTGACGTAGTTGGTTACCAGCGAGATAGGATAGGTCGTCCCCTGCCAGCTGATGCTGAAAGTCACCGGCGCGGTGCTGAAATCGTAGGTCGTCGGCGCGGCGCTGGCGGTGATACTGGCAGCGCTTCCTCCTACGCCAGGCACTGCCGGAACGCCTGGGACGTAGCTGGCTATCACCAGGTCATAGTCGTTGCCGTTATAATTCATAGTCACCGGCAGGCCGACCGACGGTGCCAGCTCCCCTATCCCTCCATAAATGACGCTGTAACCGCCCGATGACACAACTGTATAAGAGTTTGGTGCGAGCACGGTGAGCACCGTCCCGATCGTCCACGACGGGGGGATTTCCTCATCACTTCCAGACGAAGAGACGTCAACAAGCGTGATTGTGTTTCCAGAGAATACCAGCGCATCCGCGATGATGCTGACCGTCTCCGGGCCACTGGCTCCAAGATCAAGCCCGGCGGTACCGGAGCCTGTATTCCCCACCTCTGGTGAGTTGAACCAGTTTTCTGTGCGCGCGTCGCCGGATACCGTGGCGCCAGGCGGATAAAGGGTATAGCGCACGTCGGTACCGAACGCGGAAATCGGCGTGTTGCCTATCTTAATGTCGGACTGATTAATCACCATGTCGCCGACACCCACGCACAGGAACATGCTGGTTTCCATGCTGGTCTCGTTGACGAACCGGCTTACCGGTTGCATCACGTAATCAGGCCAGGCACGATATTTCCCGAAGATTTCCCGGATGGGGTCACCCAGTTTCGCCGCGTTTGCTTTGGCCGGGTTTAGGTCAATCTGATCGCCGCTCGCCGCCTGTGCACCACTGCCGCCGGGCTGAGACATCGTACTCATCATGTAGATGCTGTATGCCGCAGAGGCGACGGCTACGCTGACTGCAACCCAAATCGCGATTTCAGCGCCGGTACCGTAGGGCACCGGGAACATCTTGACGTCGGTTTCACGTTTGATAATGCATAGCGGCCACTCTGCTGGCGGAACGGGAACGCCGTCGATTTCAACCGCGACAGGGTGCTGCTGATCCGGCGTCCAGCTCTGCACGTTCTGCGCAAACCAGGCGCTGAGGGTCATGGTTTCGTGTTCGTGCTTTTCCAGCGGCTCTCCCTGCAGGCGGGAGGGGTAGATTCGTATCGTCACTGATAATACTCCACACGGACAAATCGGCGCGCAAATCGCGCCAGCGGCAGGAAGGTAACGTTAGTACGGGGATTGCACTCAGCGGCGCACAACTGGCCGTCAATCTCGACCACGATGGCAACGTGCGTCACCACTGAGCCGGAATAACAGGCAATGCCCGCGCCCGGTACAGGTTCACACCGTTGCAGATCAGCCATCAACCCCCGAGCCTCCCGATCGAGGCCGTTATCATCTTTCGTGACCCCCGCGAAATCAGGCCACGGTGTAAGGCCAAGGTCGCGCCTGATTTCATTGACGATGCCAAAGCAGTCCAGAGCAGGGTAAGCGCGTCCGCCCTTCTGCCACTCGACAGAACGGTATTTATCAGGATTGAACATGGTGATTTCCTACTGGAGGTAACGAAGGCCCGGGAAGTTTGGCAGCGTGTAACGGTAGCGCGGCCAGGCGGTATCGAGAATGTTCAGAAATCCGGCTTTAATCTGCACCTCCGTCGCTTTCCAGTACCCGTCTTTTATCTGGAATACCATTGGCGGTGCTGAAGGGGAGCTTAAATCGGTTGAGATGTACTGCCGCATTATCAGCGTGCCACTACTTAGGTTGGCCAGGGCATTACGTATTGCAGTTGAAACGATGCCATCAATATTGCTGATAACGAACTGTAAATCCTGCGTGCCATCCTTGTTTCTGGCTGGCAGCGCCACGGCCATAGCAGCGGCTTCGAAATTCACCGATGCGCCAGTTTCCGTGATAGCGGTGATATCTTCGAAGTTCTCAACCAGCCAGTAAGTCTCGCCGCCGACGGTAATCTGCAGCGTATTGAAGAGAATCTCACTACCACCACTGGCGTATAGCCTGTTCAGGATTGGACTGGTCATGCTTCCGGCCACTCCTTATTGAGCGCGTAATCAATAATGCTCTGCCCGACGATGAACTCTGGGAAATTACCCCAGCCAGGCGGCAGAATTGGACGTTCCCAAAGTTCCAGAGTTGCCGTGAATTTCCAGTATCCCAGCGCATACAGAAACGGTCCGTCGTAAACATCATCGAACCGGCACACGTAGTCACCAACACCCAGCGGCGTACGTATGCGCATGTTGAACCAGGCCGCACCGTCCGTAATAACATCTCGATACCACACCTCAAACAGCTGCGCCTGGGCATCAGTGAACACCCAAGAAACACTTGCCGCTGTCGGTACGGAAGTGTATTTGCGACGCTGGCGCGTCCGACCGGATGTCATGGTGGAGCGCTGGAGTGGGCTGACTGGCGTGAATCCATGTCCGGGGCGCTGGGGCATTGGCAGGTACTCATGGGGGTAATTGATGTCGGTTTGCTTACCCATTAACCGATCCTCCTTTTAGCTGTCCAGCCGCTTTGCAGGCTTTTGGAAACGTTTCCTTTCCCTGAGGCAAGGTCTCCGCTTATTTGCTGGTACACCTGCTTACCTCCCCGAGCCACTGCCGCCTCTACCAGCGCGATGGTTTTATCGTCGGGGTTGCCGTTGATATTGATCGTCGGACTGTAGTTGAACCCACCGCCACCGCCGCTAATATCACGGTTACTGATGACGCGACCGTTATCTCCGGGGATCATGTACTGGCTGCCATTGCTGGCTTTGAAAATCTCAGGCTTGCCTCCCTCGCCCACGCGGTACATGGAGCTGGCCGATACCGGTCCGCCATGTTCGCGGGCACCGGCCACTGCCAGTCCTTTAGCGGAAAGGAGTGAGGCAGCGTATGCTGACTGGCCGACAGCGGCAGCGCTGCCGTATGTGGCGATTGACGCACTCATAGCAGCAGGCGCCCATGCTGACGCAGCAGCAGTGGCCTGTGCCATTGTTGATGCCAGAGAAGCCGCCGCTGCTGCCTGACCCATCACCTGGTTTTTAACCCACTGCATCCCCATTTCTACGAGGCTGCTGATCACGCTGTTGATGATGGTCGAACCGACGTTAGCCATTGCCTCCTGTAGGCTCTGGGTGCCGTCAATGAGACCGGTCAGGGCATTGGTTGCGCCGCTTTGCAGGCCTTCCAGAGAAGTGGCGAGAAGTTCATTGCCAGCACTCTGATTGCGGTAGATCTCCCACTGAGCGGCGATACGCGCCTGTTCGTATTCAGTGTCGGCAGCGGCTCGCAGTGCCAGCGCATTCTGGTGAGTGATCACCCCCTGCTGCTCGTACTGCTGAATCAGAGCCAACTGCTGGGTGTGCTGGTTCGCCAGTTGCTGCACAGGGTCAACTCCGCCTGCTGCTTCCTGCTGAGGAGTAACCGCCTGCTGAGCGCGGATTTTGGCGAGGTTGCTTTGGTGCGTGGCCTCCAGGCGTTCTGAAGTCTCGTTGTACTGCTCCTGACTGATTTTCTTCGCAGCCAGAGCTGTATTCAGATCCTCAACATCCTGCTTATAGCTGGCGTTTTCTCGCGCTTCCGGCAGAAGTTTTTCGGCAGCGGCCTGGGCTTTGAGCGCGTTGGCCGTATCCCATTTTGCAGCAGCATACTTCCCGGCCAACTCGAGGTCTTTTTGAGTTGCAGCAGCGCCAAGAGATTGTTGGGCGGTGAGGACGGCCTGCTCGCGGCTGAGTTGTTGCGTTGATCCGGCGGCAAGTTCTGCCTGCTGCTTGAGATTTTCCAGCTTCTGAGCAATGGACTCAGCAGAAGAGGCGGATTTTTTGCCTTGCCGCTCACTCTCTTGCTGTGCTTTTTTTCTGGCATCTTCAGATTTCTCTAAATCGTAATTTTCAGCAGCCAGCCTTCCTGCCGCAGAGATTTGATTTTGATTATCCGTCACCTTTGCAGCCTGCATCCGGGCCTTGGCTATTGCCCGCTCCCTCTCATCCTGGATTTTCAGTAATTCATTCTGCTCCTCCAGAGTAGCGATAACTTTATCGCCCTCTTTGGTAGCCGGTGAAATCTGCAGCGCTTTTGGATCGAAGCTTTTCCCAGCCTGATTGGCTCTGTTTATTTCATCAGCCGTATCGCCGAAGGCTTTAGCTACCGCGCCCTGTACTTGCTCGAGCGACCATGACTTTTCGATGAGTTGATCATGAACCCCCATCGCGGTAAGCATATTGTTGGTTAATGTTCTGGTAGCTTCCGCTGCCGTGTCTTCAGTTCTGGATAGCTTGTCTTTTGCCGCCTGCAGGTCACGTGTTTTACGCGCCAGTTCATCTGATACTTCAGATTGGCGCTGAGCAAATTCAGTACCCTGCCCCATTGAGTCAGCATATTTTTGCGCTTCTGGTGTGAATTTGCTGTATCGCGTGGTGAGCTTGTTAACCTCAGCCTCAAGCTCGGCAACTGCCTCTTTTTGCGCTCGAATAGATGTGTTGGCATCCCCTATAGCCCCGCGCAGCTGCGTATTTGTCATTGAGCTCATTGCAGCGTTGAGCCTATCAAGACCATCAGCAAATGCGATAGCTTCTTCCCTTGCCTGCTTAGCCTGCTGCCACCAATAGAAAACGGCTGCTGCCGCTATCATGGCTAATCCAGCCGGCCCACCAATCAGGCTTAGCGCACCCTTCATCAGTGTCAGGCTTGCTGCTGCGGCCCTGTTAGCAATAACAGCCGCTTCCTGCGAGGCTATGTATCGACCATTAGCTGCAGTTGCAGCTCCGGTAGTGGTGGCGGCTGTAATTCTTGCTGCTGACACTTCTGCTTCGGCTTTAGCAATAGCTGTTGCTCTTGCTGTTGAAGCCGCCGCCTCTGCTGCCGCCAGTCTGGCTGTTAATGCCGCGCTGGCCTGCTGGAGTTGCGCCATTCGTGTTGCTGTGGCGATTCTACCCTGATCGGTGATTTGCGCTTTTAGTCGCGTTACCTCCAGTGCCTTTTCGGATTCAATCTGGGCAATCTGTGTGCGGATTGTGGCAGCTCCAGCAGTGGCTAGCTTTACCTCTTCCACGCTTTCAGCGTTGGTTGCCTTAAGTGTATTCAGTCTTGCTTGAGCCACATTCAGTGCAGACAAAGCCGCACTCTTATCAGCCTGAGCAAGTCGAAGCTTAGCCGCAGCCTCAACCTCAGCATCTTTCGCAGCCACCTTAGAGGCATTGGCGCTGGCAATGGATGCTGCGATATCAGCAATTTTCGCTGAGGTAGCCATGGTCAGCGCGCCGACATACCGCGCACCCATTACGCCGGCAACAATCGTGAGCGTAGTGCTGAGAGCGTCAAGATTTTCACTGAGCGAGATGACTGAATCACTGAATATTTTGACGCCAGTTTTTACAGTGGCATTCTCACCAAAGAACTTCGTGATGTTGTTGTTGGCAATTTCAAGCGACTGGCTGATCGTGGCAGTTGTTTTAGCAAACTCTTGTCCAATTTTATCGCCCTGAGATAGCAGGCCATTAACGATCACCTCAGTCGTTAACTTGCCTTCTGCAGCCATGTTCCTTAGCGCCCCAATGCTGACATTCATGGAGTCAGCAAGAGCAATCATCAGCCGGTTACCCTGCTCATTCACAGAGTTAAATTCATCGCCCCTTAGGGCGCCAGATGCCAGACCCTGGGCAAGCTGAATGATGGCGTTGCTTGCCTCCTCTGCTGTAGCCCCAGATACGACAAAGCCTTGGTTAATAATCGTCGTCAGTCTGGTAATGTCTTCCACACTGACGCCGTAACTTCTCGTTGAGCGCTCCAGACGGGCGTAGAGCGTGGCCGTGGCATCAAGTCCTGAACGGGTTTTTTGGGATATATCAAAAACGCGTTCTGTTACATCAGCCAGCGTTTCAAAGGGTGGTACAGAATCCCTGACGGCGTTTGCCAGTTTATTACTAAGATCCTGCCATGCTTGGGCATATGCGCCAACCTGTTGAACAGAAAGAGCAGCAATCAGAGCTTTCGCGACGCCAGTTAAGCTGGACATCGTGCCTTCAATCGAAGACAGAGAGCGCTCAGTGCGGGTTATGCCAGCCTCAAGCCGCCCCATGCTCCCATTAATCCCATTCAGCGCAGCATCAATATCACGGCGCCCCTGGAGCAGGCGAGCCGTATCCATATCCACTTCGTAAACGATTGTTCCCGCGCTAACAGTGCCAGCCATTATTTATCTCCGCGCATAAAAAAACCCCGCCGGAGCGAGGTTTTGTGGTGAGTTGCTTAATTGTTAGTTACAGAGCTTTTTCCAGGAATCATTAAATGATTGGCTTCCGTCATCTATTGCTGATAGCCCATTGGTCGAAATATACCTTGAGTTACCAGCATAAGCACCAAGGCTATTTTTTGCGTTCACATACCCACAAACTGCACCACCCTTTCCGATCATCTCACCAGAGAAATCAGCGGATGATGAGTCTTTAAGCAGCCCTTTCACTGACTCTTTAGCGTCGTAGATTCGGATAACTCTTTCCTTTTCCTGATCTGCATCTTGTTTTTTTAAGTCGCTCTTCAGGCCTTCGTATTGCTTTCTATCCGCGTAAGAATCACCAAAAATAGGGGTTTGGGAGTTCACCCAAAAAAGAAACCCAATGTTTGCAGACAATGAGACGACTAAAAACCCAACAGCGCAGAATCGCAAGGTTCCTTGCTTCTCTGCCTGTGAAAGGCGACTGTTAAACTCCGCCTTCTCGCCTATTTTTCCAAATCCAAAGCCAATGATAATGAAAGTTGCAATTATGAAGACGAGAGATAGTGGCTCTCTTGCTGCAAAGGTGCATGTAATTACTAATGCAATAAAACCCAGCGCCACAAATATCTTGTTCATATCCCTATTCCCCATAGGTAAAAGTGAACATGCTACCCAGGAATAGCTCAGGCGCAACGGCAATATCTGATTTATTGATCTCAGGTGAGAAATCGGATGCTATCTTGATTTAGCTAGGCGCCGCGCCTTCTTCGCCAGATATTCATCAGCAACTGCGTCGTACTCGTCTTTCGTGAACCCCTTCTGATCAGGATATTTGGCGGCAATCAAAAGTTGAAACTCCGTCATCGACAGTTGCTCGGCTTCCGCCCGACTCATGCCGAAATGGTTACGCGCCGCGCTGATGTATTCGAATGCGTTAAATTCGTTGGTAGCCTCGCCGCCTTCGTGGCGCTGAAGCTTGCGGACTTTCGCTTTGCCGATGATACCGTGAGTTATTAACGACTGCGCAATCACCAGCATGTCGAATTCATCCATCGAGCCACGGCGTATTTTGAACGGACGACCGCCAGCACGAGCTGGTCGCAAATCACCTATCAATACAGAAATATCATCATCACAGCAAGCCTCCATGACGGTTCCAGCAGCCAGTATCGACGCCCGCCCGTAAGTTGAAATTTTGATGTGCTGGACTAGCCATTCAGGAATATGCCCGTAGGACGCCATAGCCCTTTGCAACAGGCCTGAAACTTCGTCGTGGTGCAGGGCATAAAAAGCGGTGACGATCTCCGACGGGTCGCCGACTCTGGTCATATTGACGAACGAAGGCCTGAAGAAGAAATCCCGGTCGCCACAGGTGATCAGGCATTCGCCAATCTCTTTCAGTGGGGTCATAGCTAGCTCCAGTAACAATCATTTTCGGGGCCACCAGGCGGAAGCCCCTGAAATGACAATTATGCAGTGATAGTGATCGCGCTGGTGCCAGTTTTGGCGCCATCATTGGTGGTAAAGGTCATCGTGGCGCTGCCGGTTGCAACTCGCGTCACAAGTCCCGTAGAGCTAACTGTGGCCTTGGCGGGGTCAGACGATGTCCAAGCGCCGGTTTTGTCGGTAGCGTCAGCAGGCATAACATTCGCGGTAAGTTGAACGGTTGATCCAACTGCACCGCTGCTTGTCGCAGGGGTAACGCTAACGCTGGATACAGGAACTTCGTCAGGGGTCAGCTGCACATCAATGGTGTCAGAATCAGCAACTTTAAATTCAGTGGATAGTGTAACGATGTCATTACTACCACCATCCGAACTGAGTGCGGTGATAACCATGTAACCCTGGAATTGCACCGGGCCATAATCCATGAACACCCAGATGGTAGGCTGACGCCCTGCCTTCACTTCATCGTTGTAATATTTGATGAAATTGCCAACGCCGAATTGATCAAGCTTGTCGCGCTTACGAACCTCACCTTCAAAGCTGATGGTGAAATCCGAGTTGGTTACGATGTTTTCAACGTATCCCTTAGTGTCATCAGCATCACTGGTGACTGTGTTGGGGCTGAAGTCGAAGCCTTTTGAAGTGCCAGCCATTAGTGGCAGACGCTCGCTTTCGATGGGGATGACGTCAGAGCAGCCCAGCGCCACCTCCAGCACCACGGCGCGACCAAAGAGCTTGCTGTTGTCAGTAGGGCAACCTTGCATATTCTTACCTCTTCAAAAAATAAAAAAGCCGCCAAATGGCAGCCTGTTGATTTTGCTTACTCCCCGTAGAGGCAAGCGAACTGGAGTCGGAAAACGATCCGACCCTCTTCGGTCAATACCGGCGGTGGGATGCCTCCCATATTTTCGATGTGGCCCACACAGCTGTTACTAATGGGATTGGTCTGGACATAATCGACGATGCGCTGAACCGCTTCTAAAGCAGCCCTGCGCTTATCTCTCGCACCCACGACATCCACAATGACGTGATACTCAGAGCCAAGGTCGGTGCGAATGTTCGAACCGCCGTTTGGCCTGAATACCATGATCGCCTTCGACAGGTCGCCTGGGTCGTCATACATCAGCTGCTGCACCGTGAATCCGGTGGTTAGCCCTGCATCACCGAACATATTGCGCACGCGCTCGTACATCATGGGTGTCATAACGAAAGTTCCCTGGTAACAACCGCATCGATGGCGCTACGTTCTTCCTCGAAACCGGCAGTGAGGAACTCTTTTTTAGCCGTGGAGCGCCGGAACCGCTGAGGATTGGCCGGATCATGCACATAAACGGCATAATTCGTTGAGTAGCCCAGCCGTCCAGTGATGAGCGCACCGTTGGATATGATTTCCCTGAACTGGCTGTTAAGGAGTGCCGATGTGTCTATCGGGGTATACAACGCCGCCCGCGCTCCGCCGATCAGCAAAGCCGACTGCAGTGCCCGGACAATTTTCCGGCCCTGAATGTCATTGATGATGCGGTTCATATTGCGGGTCACGCTCTGGACACCGCGGATTTTAACCCCCATGGCTACACCCCTGTCAAAATTGCCCAATCGTCTGCTATACGCTCAAACGTGTCGGCGTAGCGGATAACCTGCCGCACCTCGTCGGCACCGGCGACAATCGGGTCCGCCTCGGTCGATACACCAATCAGCAGGTAGTCACCGGCGTCGGCCAGTGCGTATTCAGTCCACACAGTGTTTTTCACAACGATTTCAGCGCCGAGGCTGGCTAACTTCTTGCTGAGTCCGCCCTGATAGTCACAGAGGATTTGCTCAGGCTCGGCATAGCCAAGCGGATCGCCGTACTCGTCGTTGCCTTCCAGCTTTCGCCAGATGGTTGCCTGAGCTGTATAGCTCCACGAAGCAATACTCGACATCAGCCCTCCTTCCAGCGCAGCACCTTCGCGCCAGTCGCCCGGATGCGCGGGCAGTTGATGTGCCACTCACAATCCGATTTGACGTAACCGGTGGTCTCTCGCCCTGTGTCGGTTTCAACCCATACGCGGGTGAGCGGCTTCGGCTTACCTTCCGTCACTGATTTGTACGTCATCACTTATCCCCGCACATGCATCCGCCACGACCGATCCAGATACCGGCGAATGCTGGCGCTGCAGTCGGGTCTGCAGGAATAAGAGCAGTGGCGCATCCGTATTTATCCAGACCGCGGAGCAGATTTAACGACCCTTTCCAGCGATCGGCAAATGACTGATAGCGGAAAGATTCTGACGCCCCGCTCGGCGCGGTGTGACTGGACACATACTTGTCGCCCTGCCCCAGCGCCATCATGCCCAACAGGTAGGACTGGATCAGTAGCGCGGTAGCCGGGGGATAGTGCGCATCAAGGCATTCCTGAATGCTGTTGGCCTGCTCTACAAGCGCCTCAAGGATGAAATCAGGCAGCGTGATACCGACTGACTTCAGATATTCTTTGGCCTGTTCTGTGGTAATCATGCGGGCCTCTGATAAGCCCTCCGGAGAGGGCATAAAAAAACCGCCTTAGCGGCGGCTGTTATTCAGCAGGGAAAAGCTTTTCGAGTTCGCCATCCGGCAGCAACTCACTAAGCTTTTCAGCACCCAGGTTGCCTTTGAACTCGATGCCCAGTTCAGTCAGACGAGCCTGGATAACCTCTTTGCGAGATTTCTCACCGGTACCAGCATCAGGTGTCGACGGGGTAAGTTCTCCGCCTGCCTCATCATTTATGAGACGGACGTTAGACTTCAGCGCCGGGTGCAGTTCTTTCAACTCCACCACCTGCCCTACCTTCACGCCGAACCATGGGCGCACTACTTCGTATTTTGCCATGCTGTTTCCTTACGCCAGGTTAGCGCCGTAGACAACGCCAGACAGGCCCTGATCGTCTGCGGTGATTTGCAGACCTTCAGCAGACATGATCTGGAAGTTGTAGTTAACGTTTGGCAGTGGGCGCGGCAGCGGAACAACGCCTACAGCCATACCCACCAGTGGAGAGATCACGTCACGGCGACGAACGTACGCGATAAACTCGTTACCGGTCAGTGCGAAGCTCATGCGGATTTCTTTCACTGGTGCGAACGGCAATACCGCCTGGAGGAGAGTGCCGCTTACCACGCCGTTAACCACGTACGGCTGCGCCACGTTTGCCCAGATTTCAGGTGACACCCACATCACATCATACTGAGCTACTTTGTTAGAACGCGCGGTGGTGCCGAATGCACCCTTGCCAAAGAACTCAAAATACTGAGTCGTTGTAGCGTTGGTCAGGTCGATGTTCGCACCGCCGGCACCAGAACCGAGGTTAATCTTCTTGGTGTGACGATGGTTCTTGATGCCCTGCGCCGGGTAGGACTGCACCTGAATTTTTGAATCACCGTTAAGGTAGTAGTTAACGCGCTTCTGGTTGAACTTGCGCATCTTCGCCATCTGCGAATCCAGCACCAGGTCAATCCCCACAGAGTTAAGCCCTGCGGCGTGACGCCAGTTGACACCGTAACCCGCGGTGAATACCGGAATCGGATCACCGTCGCTGCCGTAGTCAGTGTGGTCGAAGGAGAACGGAGCCTGACCATCGATGCTTACTGACACGTCGTCAGCGATGTCGCCAACAACGTTATACAGCTTCGCGGTTTTACCGACCGGCAGCACCGTCTGAACACCGATCAGGTCGTTCACGATTTCCATACCGATTTCCTGATCGCGCAACTGCAGCACCTGGCGGTCAATCTCGGCCCAGAAGTCGCGAGTAAAGCCACCGACGGCATTACATGCCAGCATGTCAGGCGTCATGATTGCGCGGTTAGCCGCAATAATGGAATCGTTCTGCAGGTTCCACATGTTGCGGTTAGCCCACAGCTCATTCCAGTGGCCGCCGAGGCGGGAGTTTGCCGCCAGAGTGTCTTTAGAGAAATACATGTGCGTTTATCCTTTTGTTAAGCGCTAGCGGCGGCTGCGGTGCCAACGCGCATACGCACGCGAATATAATCGGTGGTGCTGGCCGCAATGGTGTGTTCATCCTGGCTGTAGCCGATCACAGAATCAGTATCGGAAGTGGCAAGGGTGAACTGACCGGCAGTACCAAGTTTGATCGGGCTGTCTTTCTTGTACGCGCCAGGCAGACAACGCAGTGCAAGCTCGCGGCCTTCTTCGACGTAGTTACCGACAGCTGAGTCTCCCGCCGGGATTGCCTCATTGATGGTCAGGCCCTGGTGATATCCGACATCGATGATGTACAGGCGGCCGGTTAGCGCGGTGGCCTGAGCAAACTTATCTGAGGAGTTGATGGTTGCGGCGGTGCCTGGAAGAAGCGCGGCGGCCGTGGTGCGGGTTTCGGTCTTGTACAGTGACTGACCGTCAATATTAACGCGACGATAACGTGGCATTATTCCGGCTCCTTATTTGAAGTGTTCGTCAGCGGCAGGTGCGCCGGTTTCTTTCGGCTGCTGCGCATTATTGGTGCCCAGCGGTGCAGCTTCTCCCAGCGACTTAAACATCGCGTCCAGAGCATCGCCCGATAGAGCGTTAGCAACGATATCGCCATGTTTTGCAGCTACCGCTTCACGCTTTGCCTTCTCTTCGGCGCGGGAGTTGGCAGTGAGTGTCTCAGCAAGCTGCTGCTGATTGGCCTGCAGCGCATCAACCTTTTCCGTGAGAGGCTTAATAGCCGCTTCAGTATTGGTCGCAACAGCCTGGCCGATCATGCTGCCGATTTGTTCCAGTTCTTCTTTGGTTAAAGGCATGTCGCCCTCCGTTTTGTGGTTTGGTGCAGGCTGTTCCTGCGGTGTGAAAAGAGACTTGAATTTGTTGGCGACGACAGTCACCCATGACTCCTGCCGCGCTACAGCGGTGCCGGTATCGTCGAAGGTGATAGCACCACCTTCCGACTTGTAACCAAATACCTCAGCATTACCGCCGTTGCGGATGATCACAGCCTGAGAATCAGTGAAGTCAGCCACCCAGGCGTATTCATCTGGTCCTGACGCAAACTTAGCTTTGGCTGCCCGATCGAGACGCTGCTCGCGCTCCCGGTAGGATTCGCCCACCAATGCGCCTGAATTGATGCTCATTGGCTTAGCGAGGTCTGCGTTAACCATCAGGCCAACACCCTGCTCTGGCGTCGCTGCGCCCACCTCGTGCAGCAGAATCGCGTCATGGTCCATGCTGTGGATTTTCGCTACCCATCCGGCACCGGTGGTTCGCTGCTGTTCGTTAGGCTCAAGCTGGTCGAGGAAAGCGGCTACGCTGGTATGAATAGGTGGAACGTCATCACCACGCTCGATAGCTGCAACGCGCTCCAGTAGCTCGCGACCACCTTCCGACTCTTCCGCCCGGGCAACATCCACCCACTTCTCGACGTAGATACGATTGCCGGACTTCTTAACATTGCGATTCCAGGCACCTACGTAGCCGACATTCAAGCCCTCTGGTGAGAAAGCAGATACGAATTCGCCGTTAACCTGCGGATGACCAAGTGGCGCAAGAGTTCCTTCCAGCCCCTGATAATGGGCGTCGATTTCCTCCGCCGTGTACAGCCCTCCGTTCATGACTACGTTAGCCGGCAGCGTGTAGCTCGGCAGAACGAGGTGCTCACGGCCATTGTGCGTTTCACGCCGGATCGACTGGCTGTTAACCTTCGTGGTGATGTTGACCTGAATATGGTCGCCACGCTTTGGTGCTGGCAGTGGGCGCCTTGCTTCGTGGTTTACCTGCAATTTCATGGGTTATTTCTCCGCCCAGGCGTAACCGCGCGCCTGCATCGATTTATATTCCTGTTTGAGTTTCGTAATGGTGTCCGGGTACTCCGGTTCGCCTTCGTCGTTGATCAGAACCGACTGCTGACTGCATTTGCAGTTGATGGAGTTGCCATCCTTGCTGTACCAGTCCCTAACCTCTTCGTTGGTGTAGAGGTGAGCGTGGCGCACTGCGTGAGTGTGACGGGTTGTCGGTGACAGCGCGGAGATATGGACCAGTAACGTTTTCAGCCCATAAAGTTCGTTGGCCTCCTGATCCTCATCCCACTTAGCCCGGCGCAGCGCGGTAGTGACTTCTGTTCGCGCTATCCGGTTCGCCCGGCGCTTCTCAATACCGGTCTGCTCGGTAAGGTTTCGGGATATCTCCAGCGGGTTTAGCCCACGCCCAACACCATCTGTCAGCACCCTCGCCATGTCGCGCTTAACCTCAGCACTCAGCCCCTTCATTTCCTCAAACACACGCGCATGCACCAGTGCCATGCGTTGCTGGTACGGTTCGCTTGCGAGAATAGAGGCCAGTGACTCCCGCCCGGCGGCATACACCGGGGATTGCTGGCTTAGGTTGTAGAACGACTGACCCGTACCTTTCTCAGATGCCAGGTCGAGGTACTCGTAAAACCACAGGTCGTACTCGTTACCTTCCATTAGCACCTGATCCACCAGGTAACTGGCTTCGTTCAGGATGATGGAGAGTAGCGTTGGGTTTAGCTGGTATTCGTATCTGGCGTTTACTGCGAGGGAGGAAGGTATTTTGTCGAGTGCTGACTCGTAAGCTTTGCCAATCTTATTCATCCGCCTGGCGAAGTCTTTCATTGCCCGGCGTTCCAGCGCATCGGCTCCGGTCGGATCCTGATAGTTACGCGGCAGAATCGGCGGCTTCGTCTTCTTCGTCGCCATCCTCTTCTCCTAAGGGCTTTTTGTCGTCATTCTCATAACCGGCGGCAGTGCGAATCTCTTCACGGCTAAACGCCGGATCCTCACCGCCGCCAAGCATGGTCTGGTTAATCTCGCCCATGGTCTTAGCGTTGGTAAGCTTCTCGGTGCCGGTCTGTTCGTTCAGGTCATCCCAGATAACAGCCTTCTGGCTGACAGAATCGACGATCTGCAGATCGATAAGCTTGTCGCAGAAGTCCTCTATCTCGAAAGCGAGGTCTACGCGACGCGACTGACAACGCGCATTAAAGTATTTCTGGTCTTCTGTGCTGGAGCGCTCAGCCTGTTGGTTACCAACCAGGATGCGCGTCGGAATATCAACTCCGGCGGCGGCGGTCTGCAGGTTTACGTCGTACGTCGGCGAGGGATCGGAAACCGGAGAAACCAACGATGTAACGCTGGCGCCCTGGGTTATCAGCAACGTGTCGTTGCCGCGGTTAAGTTCCCTGGCCGCGTCATTATAGCGCTCCTGCAACTCGTCAACCGAAACGCCATACATCGACGCCAGATCACCAAAGTTAACCTCTTTATCGAAGTTGATGTTCTGCTGGCGCGCGGCGTTCTTCAGGAAGGATTCACCCGATCCTCCCTCAACCTTCTCCAGGCTGACAAAGGCGTTATAAGCTGGCTCAAGAAATCCGATCGCATCATCTGAGTAATCGCCCAGGATAAACACGCGGTCAGGATGGATGTTAACCCTGCGATTTGAGCCATTAGGCAGGCGTTCAGTGTACTGCCACATCTTCGGCTGACCGTACGTTTTTGAGTTCAGGCCAGTATCCCACTCACCGACCGTTAGAGACCCTGCCCAGGCCACTGTAACCTTTTGCAGACCCCGGCCTTTGGTGGCAGGAAGGTTCCAGTCTTTGTCATCACGGATGTGCAGAAGAATTCCAGCATAGCGACCAACAAGCCGTCGGCGATCCGCTTCAGCAAACGAACGCCAGAGGCGATTGGTAAACACCTGTTTAGACTTCGACTCCCAGGTTGTTTCATCTTCGCTTTCGTCGCCGTCGTTACCCTCAATGATTTCCGGGTTAGTCTGCCAGCATTTGCCGACCAGTTTCTCTACCGCACCGTGGGCAATGCCGCCGCGCCGATAGAGCGAATACAGGTTGTCGTAGGTAATCTGCTCAGGGAAGCCATACTCGCACCACGCAGAGTGGCGCTTATTGTCCAGCCCCATCGTTGGTGCCATCAGCCCCATACGGGCACGCGCCATCCGCGCATCGTTAAGAGCGTGATTTACCGCAAGTGTTAATTTATCGCTCATTCGTGCCTCGCAAATTCGCCATGAAGACTCTCCCTCATCTCAATTAGCCAGGCCTCAACTACACTTCTAGATGCAGAGAACTTGCGGTGGATTTTTCCGTTATTCCAAATTCTTCCCTGCCACCCGAAGTTTTTTGAGTGCCACGAAAGTCCCTTAACGCCGGATGAGTTATCTTTCCGAAGTGAGGTGTTCTTTAGGTTTTCTGCTCTCGTTGCTGGGCGAAGGTTTTCGATTTTGTTATTGGTGGTATTGCCATCTTTATGGTCGACATCAACCGATGACCCAAGCGCGCCATGCATCAATACCCATACCACTCTATGGGCAAGATACTTTTTCTTATTGATGGTGACGTAGTAGTAACCACGCGCGCCGTTGTAGCTTCCAGCATGGTCTCCGGCTTTAACTCTCCCAGAGCTTTTTATCCACACCAGGCCAGTTGGACTTAAGGGGCTGTATGCAACACACTCCCGGATTTTATGTGTGTCTAATCCCCCGTTATTACCAACAGCGAGAGTTAATTTGTCATTCATGGATTGTCCGGTGGTGGAATTTAGGCAATAAAAAACCCGGCATAGCCGGGCTTGGTTTTAGACTCTATTTAAAGCCGTTATTTGCACATATTCTGTTTGGAGATTGTTGTGAAGCACTTCCGTTAGGTCATCCAATACCTGGCCTGGAGACATTTCAGTAGGATACCCTTTCACTGCTGATCCGAACTTATTAACGTTTAAACCGCCAGCTTCACTTGATGTGTACTCACACCATGAAACAAACCACTCCTGAATCATTTTTGTTCCTAGAATAAAAAATATGGGCGCATATATTGGCATGCGAACCACGCTTTAATCCATATGGTCTTTGGTAGTTTATCTATGATGCAACCTTTTAGGAATCATCATTCCGGCCACCTGGCCTTTGCGCTTGATGTGACCGTCAAGGCTGTACCTTATTCCGTCCCAGCAGTGTTCAAAACCATCAGCCAGTTTCGGCAATACCTCGCCAGTTATGCGGTCCGTTTTGTAGGACCACATGCGAGCCTCGCGCGCCACGTTCTTGCAGCGCGGGTGGATAATGATTTCGTCGAATCCGCGAAGATGTGCGATCCCGTCCTCGACGCTGCCCTGCCATTTCTCGGCGGCGGAGATGTTGAATCCCTGCCGTTTGAGATAGCTGATAGTCTCAGGTCGTGCCGAGTCTGCTTTAATGGGCCAGTCGCGAGCGCCGGGAATTGTATCGTACAGCTCAGGCATGTGGTCTAGCTCTGTCTGCTGCCCGTATGCCTCATACTCGATGTACAGACGGTTGTGCAGGATGAACGAGCGTACCAGCGTGTTAGGGTCTTTGGCGAAACCGAAGTCCGCACCGAAGAACAAACGCTCGGCTTCTTTCCAGAGGTTATCCGAGAACTCAGCGATCCGGTATTTTCCGGCCAGTACCTGCTTATCGGAGTTTTCGAGATATGCCCCTTCCCACACCCAGGCATAAGTTGCCGGGTCGAGTCGGCGCTCATCGTTCAGGCGCTCACCTTCCAGTACGTCCGGAAACCACGGGTTATCCGTGTAGTTCATCTCAACGGTAATGCAGTCGTCGCCAGCCTCTTTGCGGAAGCGCTTATCCGTGGCACTACCGTCGCGCTCCGGGTTCCACGTCACCCAAATTTCTGATCCTTCCTCACGGACGGTCGGGCTAAGTTTCTGCCAGGCTATCTCGCTGACTGATTCAGCCTCATCAACCCAGCAAAGAAGAATTCGAGCCTTCGATTTGATGCTGTCGAGGTTATGCCTCAGACCGCAGAACACGTAGTTAACGCTCTTGTCGATGGTGCGGATGTACTTCTCGCCGATATCAAAGTTGGAAGCCAACCAGGGAACAGACAGGATCGCCTGTTTCACCTCCTGCATGCTCGACTCTTCCAGCGAGTTCATGAACTCACGCGCGCAGAGCACCACGCCGCTCTCACCATTCATCATCGACTGATATGCCTTCACGGCAGTCATCAGGGCGAAGGTGCGCGTCTTGGCGCTACCACGCCCCCCGTGTGAGCACCGGTAACGCTTATTCACGGCAGTGAACAGTGGCGCAAGCTTCGCGGGGATCGGCAGTTGAACGGCTTCACTCATGCTTTTGGCTCAACAGGTAGTAGCTGGATGATGGTCGGCTGCGGAGTCATGCTGCCATCAGGACTTGTATGCTCAACTTTCTGACGATTGGTGTAGGCATCGCCCATTTCTTTGGCGGCCTGCTCGATAAGCTGCGAGGTCATGCCGTAGTTCTTCATTTTTTCAGCATTGGTCGCCATTCGGTCGAGAACGCGCAGCCGGTACGCTTTGTTCGCGATCGGGATGTCGGCCACCTCATTCTGGAATCGTTTACGAGTGGAGTTGAACAGGTCGATCCACTTCTGGCTCAACTTAGCCGCCATTGCGTTGCCGGGTGTATACTGCGACACCTGCTGCCGTGATACATCGATGCCATATTCAGCCTTTACAAGCTCAATGACTTTTACCGGGGTCTCGTAGCAGGCGAGCGACTGAACGATGAAGGCTTTAACCTCTGTCGATAATGCTGCCATCGGTTACCTCCATGACAATCCTAATAAAGCCTATGCCAGCTTCAACATGCACGTCCCGCATGACCTGGCTATATCAATGTGAGCCACTTCAGCTGGCGCATTGGCCGCATCAACGAGCTCCTGTACTTCTTTGCTGGCACCGTATCGACGTACGACACCAGTGAATTCTTCGACGTCGTGGCCGCGTAGTGTAAGCACTGGCTGCCCGGTCTCTTTGTTGAACTTAGGCGCGCCGAAATCATCGGTGGCTTGAGCAATGTGGTAAAGCTCATGCTCTACCAGTGCACAGAACTCGAGGTCACTGCATTGTGAGCAGTAGTCGGCTGCCAGCGTGATGATGAACTTGGGGATGCGCCCGAACCATTCATACATCTGCTGTTCCATTCTGGCTTTCTGCCACCCACCCGCGCGGAGCATTACCTGTTCGGCCTGGCCGAGGACATACCGTCCTTTCTTAGCGAATGAGCCAGACGCCCACATGAAGCAGAGATCAGCCTCAAGCAGATGTTCGTGGTCAGGGTTATAGATGCTTCCGGTATCGCTGAGGATCTGGCGGTTTATCCACTCATGTACTTCGTTGGCGGGGATCAGCCTGGTGTATGGCTGCCAGTTGTCGGAGTCGATGAAGTTAACTGGCGGGTATGGCCTGCGCTCGTCATCGTTAGCCATGGGTTACTCCGTTTTGTCTTTGACCGGCTCTGCTTTCACCTTCTGGCTTATGCCGTGCTTAACAATGAATGCGGACACCTTTTGGTAGTTGGGTTCGCATCTCATCAACATGCAGATCAGTGCCAGCGTCCGAAGATAAACCGGAAGCCACCACCTGCTTTTTATTTGCAGCGACAGTCTGCACGTTGCCATTGGTTACTCTACTTATCCCCTATAGGGGATATTTACGATTTATCCGCTAAAGGGGATATTCAGTTTTTAGCTATTAAAAAACCGCCCTGAGGCGGTTTGTTTATGAAAGTTTATTGCGATGTTTTTGAAGAGTATCCGGGATTGAATATTCAAATCCTGAGGACATATCGAAATCACTTCCCTCATCAAACCCTAATGACTGCGCCTTAACGTATTCCTCTACGGTGATCTGAAAATCATCAATCTGCTCTACCAAACTTGGGGGAGAGATACCACGTTGTTGATCATCAAAAACCTTCACCTGGTAGGCATCACTATGAAGTTTGATGACATCGTAACGAATGAGACGGGCGTCTGTTTCACTGCTTATGTAGTAGGTTTGAGCGCTGTAAATCATTGTTATTGCCTTTGATGTGTATGTATAGCTACATCATAAGGTCTTGAATGCCATTATCAAGCCCACCCGGGGATGAGCTTTGTAATGGAGAGCCGTTGTGAAAGTGGCTCTCGAAACTATTTTTGTAGCTTAGGCTGCCAGACGGTGCTGTTCTTCGATAAGTGGCTGTCGGTGATTACGCTCGAACATCCCACGTAGCACCTCTTTCCTCTGGTCAAAGTCCCAACCCATGCTGATGAACACGGTATTAGCGCGTTGCAGTTCAGTGATGCAATGGATTTGCTCCGGCGTCAGGTAATCGCGGATCGGCTCTTTCTTGCCGATCTCATGATGAACGCGGAACTTAGCCGAAGTCATACCTAAAGCCAGCCTGTTAATCAGGTCGGCTTCATTGCTGAAGTGATGCGGAGCAATCTGCTTACCCTGAGCCTCACGCTCATGCTTTATGGCGTCGGTCATGGGTTTGTATTCCAGACGCGCAGAGTTGCGATCCATCTTCTTCTTCGCCAGCGCACTGCGCATATTGAAGAACTCAGCGACCAGACGCTTTTTGAATGCCCGCACAACTTCATTGTTTCGCATGTAGGTTATCAACAGCGTGGTTTGCTGTTCATTTAACAGTGCAACCCTTTGCTTCTGCTTACCGCCTTTGGTGTCCAAGGTTCGGATTTCAAATCCGACCCCTCCAAATTCCTCAAGGTCACTTTTGTTACGGTCAACCAACTTGATGATGGTGTCATGGTCTCTCCCAACACCTTCAGCAATGGCGGCGGTATTAGTTACCAGGTCGAGCTTCTTAATTTCTACTAATTGCATCGGTAATTACCTTTTAGTGATGAACCTTGTCACACAGGAGTCCGGCCCACAGAAGGCACCGATAGCCAAACCGGTATCCTCAAGGGTCATCCTGAAAGGTTCTGTGTAGTGAAATGCGTGTGTGAAACGCAGTATGCCTCCACCCTCGATAGCCATCTGAATGGAGAGGTTCGGCCCCATGTTGCTTGGCGATAATGCCGTGTAGGGCCGGGTCGATCTTCTTGGGGTTTGTCACCCCCAATAAAAAAGCCCGACCGAAGTCAGGCTTTGTTTGTGTTAAATAGGGTGACGAATCAATCAGGCGATCTGGACGCTTCAATCTTCCTGATTGCCGACCGATCGATATTGCACTGCCCGACAATCCCATAAAGCTCTGCGTTCATTGCAATGCTGTCGCCATACGACGGATTATCGGGCAGGTCAGGCACATCAATGCGGGACGTTAGCTCTGTCGGTAGGTTCAGGACTGGCGTCTTTACTACCCGGTATTCCACGGGCGGCTTCTGCTGCGGCGCGCAGGCGCTCAACAGCGGCATCAGGAACAGGAGCAACAGCGCACTTATCTGCTGCCAGGTAACGCTTAATCTCGCCCTGCAGCATCCGGTTCTGCTGTGCGGCCTCCGCCCGTTGCTCTGCCACTTCCGACATGACAACGTTTTGCCTATTAACCGCTCCTGCAAGTTCTTTAACGCTTCCCGCCAGATCGTCATTCTTCGCCCTCAAATCGTTGATCTGCACATCCTTGCTGTCGTTCAGCTGGTTAAGTCTGTCGTTTGTGGCAGTAAGCTGATGGTTGCGCGCGTTTAGCCCCCACAGGCAAATGGCAACAAGGATGATGAATGCGCATGGGATAAGGATGTGCGCGTTGTTTCTGAAAATGCGGAATAAACTGATTAAACCGAACATAAAACCCCCTTAGCTTTAGTCAAGCGGGCTTTCCTGTCCTCCAGTCCATTTGTACCGCCGTTAATGATCCTGGTGATGCGGGTAACATCATCAGAGTCAGCGACAGAATTAAGTCCGTGATTGCTCCACCACGCAGCGGCAGATTCAGCAGCATACTGAGGCTGAGTAAGAAGTTCCGGGTTATTCACGATATCAACGCCAAGCTGCTTCACCAGTGCGGCGTAGTTCGCCTTCCCTGTCACCTGTATCAGTCCGCGGCCGCGGTAACGATATCCATCACCACTGTTCCGATCGCCATTCCCGTTCCGGTTAGCGTAGATGATGCTGCCGATCATCTTCTGGTCTGCAGGATGCGCGTTCTGGCCTGAATCAACCCGGCCATACTTCATGGCGTCGGCCTGGCTAATGCGGTTACCGAACATCGCCAGTAACGCACCGTAGCGGTAATTCAGGCTCTCTTCGGTATGCACGAACCCTGATGACTCGTGACCAATCTGTGCGAGAAAGTGGGCCTGCCGCAATGGTGTGCTGATGCCGTACTTCTGCATGGCCGCATTGACTACTGGAAACCACTTTGCAGCCAGCGCCGCGCTGATGCCTGTGGCTTGCTGGAATTTACTGAGGGTCAGCATTTGCTTTTTCTCCCGGCTCATTCAGGCCAAGACGGCGGCGCGCATAGGCAAACAGGGAATCCACGCCCACATAACCAACCCCGGCCGAGATGGGCCAGCATAGTTCTGGTGGGAAGTTCCAGTTGAAGATTGCCCATATAGCTGTGAGCGTGGGCTGAGCGAAGAAGCAGAGAATGCCGCACATCGTTGCGCCAGCGATCCGGTCCTTCCACTTTGATTTTGCGCCGCGTGAGGTAGCGAGTATCGACATGACAAAAGCCAGAACCGAATAGCCAGCTTCGTTTTTGTGGTTTACAAGCCACGCAAGCATTACGGCCCAGGTATCCGGTCTGTCTTGCATAATCGATTTCTTCATGAGCGCACCGGAGGAGGTGCTTGTTGATTTGGGTCGGACTCTCAGGGCTATTTAGCAACAAGGAATGTCGAGGGTGATCCCCGGAGTCCGTTAATAAAAAAGGCAGCTTCTGGGCTGCCAACCGATGGGTACTGCGTTGCGCTATGCGCTTATAGTCCCAGGTAGTGGGTTTGGTTCGCCTGGCTGGATTCGAACCAGCGACCAACCGCTTAGAAGGCGGTTGCTCTTTCCACTGAGCTACAGACAAATAAAAAGCCCAAGGCGTTAACCTCGGGCTTGAATTCGTAGACACCGCCAGTGCGTACAACATTGGCACAATATCAGATTTACATGAAATGTACGGTATTTAATTGACTTTTGCAACACCTTGCTGCGAAAAAGCTGATTTTTGTTGTGATCGTGTTCTCACCGTTCTCAGAAGAGATTCATTATCAAGCCGCTCGAAGATGGCGCACATGGATTTCCAGTAGTCGGCGTAGTTGTGGCTCCAGTTGTCTGGCTTAATGCCGCATAGGTCGGCTAAATCCTGCTTCTGGTAAGTATCGCGCCCGGCCAGTTCAGCCTTAACATCCTGCGCCGCCAGCCAGATAAGCTTCTGCAGGCGCTCCATCGTCTTGCCAGCTACCTTCTTCGTGCCCAGCGTCTCCCTGAACTCTTCCCATGCCCATTGGGTAATCGTCACCTGGTTCTCCCAGCGGGCGTTTTCGCTGTAGTTCCAGAGCAGCCACGCCCTCTGGTGATCCTCGAGCGACAGGACCGCCCGGCGCCAGGACGCGGTGGAGTATTCGACAGGCTGAACCAGTGGGATGTGAGAGCCTTTGGCGCGCGACTGCTTGCCCGGGATCGGCGGGTTATCCAGCGTTATCATCTTCCCGGTCACATCATCCTTCACACGCGGCTTCTTACGCTTAAACGTACCTGTATCGAATTGAGCATTCTCCAGCCAGGCCATCAGCTGTCCTTTTGTTGCTCCGCTCAGATCTGCCGTCGCAACGATGAGCTGCTGGCGTACAAATTCCAGATATTGAGTGTTCATCATGCGGCTTCCTTAATCGGCTGTTTGGTTTCGGTCTGGCTGTGCTTTGCTACTGGAGGCAGGTTGGCGCGCTTAACGCTTTCTGCCTGGTATCTGGCTATCTGGTCGGGTGTCATTCTTCTACCCTTTCGTTCTGCCAGAGCGGAAGCGGTGACTTGTCGCCAGCGCGGCGAATACGTGACTTGGCGTTCTTCTCGATCTGAATGAGTTTCTCGATGTTCTGGCGGCGCTGCTTTTCTTCCCGGCGAAGATACTTAACGCTTTCCCAGTAACGAGATTCCTGGTCACAGAGCGTCATCAGGTAATCAAATGGATCAATTAGCGTTTCGCATTTGCGGCAGCGCAATGTCCTCTCTTTTTCGTTAACCCAGACAGCGGAATGCAGGCACATCACCTTTTTCCCTTCCCGCTGAATAACCAACGCATCCTGCAGGTCGTTATTCTTCGTTGGGAAAGCGACAACCTTGCCCAGTTCTATTTCGGTTTCTGTGCTCATGCTGCCTCCTGCTGTTTGATGGCGCGCAACTTAGCTCTGGCTTCGGCGCGGATGCCGTCCAGTTCTTCGCGGGTGTAACGGTGGATTTCGTTGTTGGATTCGAGTGCCAGGACTTTCTCTTCGCCGATCAGCTCGACCAGCGCTGCACGATATGACTCAATGTTGCCTGACTTGTGAACGTTGCAGGCTGAACACTGGAGCCAAATATTTTCAGGGCTGAAGCGGAGTTGCGGGGCAGCCGCCGTGGTGCGGTAATGCCCTGCATGCCATGCAAAGGCGGTCTTGGTTCCGCATGAGATACAGCCATATCCGGCAGCCAACAGCATAGTGCGCCGCCAGTCGTTGACAGCGCGCTGCGTCATCTGGATCCAGTGGCTGAGTGGCTTCACTGCTCTGCGTCGCTCTGCGTGGCTCCGGCGAGCTTCCTGCTCTTTCCGACGATCATCCTTGATGCGCTTAGCTGCCTCTTTCACCTTCTGCTTGGCTCGAAGTTCCAGCGCGTAGATAGCGCCGTGAGCCGGGCAGCACCAACGGATGTTGTCGTATTGCGGGGTAAACTTCTCTCCGCATACCTTGCACTTGCGGCGGGATGGCTTACGCATTGGAGCCTTCCTGAACCTGCACCATCGTCAGGTTTCCGCAGAACACGGCACCAGTGTCGATATACATCTGGTTGGCGAACTTGAGGGGCTGCCGCGCCGGAGTGTGACCGAAGATAAACAGGTCGGCACCAGTGATTTCACTAACATTTCCGCCCTGCGCGTCGCTCACCCGATCCCGGTTCCAGATGACCATTTCCTCTGGTACTGGCTTGTCGAACTGATATTCGTTATGCGGGTAGTCAGCGTGGCAGATGACTACCTTTCGGTCGCCGGTCACCAGTTCGATGATCAGCGGCAACTCAGTGGCTTTGTGAGCCAGCGCTTTAGCCAGAATCTCTTTGTCGTAGTCCAGATAGAAGAACCACCCACCGCCGTTTGCCACCCAGTGATTAACATTGCCATGCGCTGACAGGCCATCAATCATCATCTGCTCATGGTTTCCACGGACGGCGCGGAACCACGGCATTGTGATCAGCTCCAGGCACTCAATGTTTTCTGAGCCGCGGTCGATGAGGTCGCCAACGGAGATAAGCAGGTCCTGCTCCGGGTCGAAATCCACCCTGCCGAGTTGGGTCATGAGGTTGGTGTAGCAGCCATGCAGATCGCCGACCACCCAGATATTGCGCCAGTCAGCGCCGTTGATGCGTTGATAGATGCTCATTAGGACTCCTGCTTATCGCGCAATTGTTGGAATTCACAACCTGATGGGATGGTTAGCGCCAGGCCGAACTGGGAGCACCACGCCTCGACTTTGCACAGGAAGATATGCATCTCCCCGGTATCGAGTTGAGACGTGTGACGAGGTTCCCAGGTGGTTTCTTTGGCACCGGTGATGAAGTCGGTGTAGGTGACCTCTTCGCAGCCGAGGTAGGTTTTCTTGAGGTTACGCTTAACCCATTCCGGGGTGGCGTCGTTGCGGCCGGATTTAATCAGGTATTCGCTGATTTCGGCGTACCACATATGGCTAAGTGAGTTCTGAGAGATGCTGCGCTTCTCGCGCCACTCTTTGACCTGCAGGCGTAGCGGCTGACCGGTTTCGAGTTGCTCCTGGAGCATCTTGCCGACAGCTGCAAAGTTGCCTGCATGCAGCTTGATACCGCATTGAGGGATGTTCATACGGCCTCCCCATGGGAAACCGCAGAATGCAGAAAGCCCCAGACACGTTTTTGCGCCTGCGACTGATGATGTGTACTTTTTTCGTGCATGGCCTAGAAGTCCCCTCCCAGGCGCGAGGTCACCGCCGGGCGTTCAACTCCGGCGGCAACATGATTATACCACTAGTTTTGATAAATGATTATCAGGATTCATCGCTTTGCTGAGGAGGAGTTGGTAGCGGCATCCAGTGGGTTACGTAACGGTCGTAATGATTCCAGAATGGAGTGAACTGACAATCATCACCCTTATCCGGTACATTCCAATAATCGTGATGCACGCCATGATTCAGCTCCTCGAAAACCAGATACTCGTAACTACCTGGTTTATTTTCAGGAAGCCGCTCACTGCAAGCCACCCAGCCATCCAAAGTCATCGGAGAGTTGCCAGCAGCTGCTGGCATATTCGGCCCCTTGCGGATCGCCTTAGCTAACTCCAGCGGGTCATCGTAAAGCCAGTCTGCGGTTTGTGGGTGATTTGCCTCTGCAAGCCGTGCAGCCCATTCAAGGCCGTCTTTTTGCCCTTGCAGATAGTCTAAAGGAAACTCAACACCCTGGCTTACAGGTTCGGCCCCCTGAAGCATGGCGGCGCGGCAGGATACGATACCGGCCTTAGCCTTGTGCCATGCGTCATGGTCACGATCGGAGATACGCAGAACCTCTTCCATTGCTGAGAGCAGTTCATCAGGCACTACCGGCGCTGGCGGGGCTGCGTATAAGCGAGTCCCATCCTTGAAATTTTCCCAATCAGCCTGACCATCAGCGGCTATGCACACCACCCTTGCATCCGGGTGGCATCCGCTATCGTCATACTCACCGAGGACAACCTCGCCCACAGGCTCAGCCGTCCGCGCTGCCAGTGCGATACGCGCCAGCTCCAAAATTTCATCAGAGTTAACCCACCCAACGATTTCCTCTTCGTCATAACTTTCGCTATCGATTGCTCGAATTAACTTCTGCAAACGCTCTTTGGTGAATGTCATGGGTTAGCCCTCGAAATTTTGTGTCCCGGTGCATAGCAACGCTGACGGTCTTTGCTGATTCTCCAGCCTGCCAATCTGGCCTGGCGAGATACGTCAGTCGCATTACGCCCGACTAATTCCATCTGGCGACGCGGGTATATTTCACCTGACTTGCATGCGTCACAATCGCAGTAAAAATCTGCGCAAAATCCTTCTGCGATAGCCATATCAGTCCTCAATCCGGGTGATGATGCCAGCGGCTACCAGTTCCGCGGTGTTGGCATCCTGGCGAAGTTGGTGCGCAACCATTGCGCAGACATTCGGTGCATCCGAGAAATCATCGTCATCCGAGATAACAAGTTGACGCACGCATTCATCGGCACCCTGAGCCCGCACTTCAGCCAGGAAGGCGTCGGTGGCTGGTGTTTCTATTTCAGGCTTGCTATAAACCGGCCATGAATCACTGCCATCGTCGTTTTTCTCTCCGGCCTTTTCATGCACCTGAAGATATTCGCCACCGCGGTCAGGTTCATAGAATGTTGGTGGTATCGAATGCCATGACAGCCACGCATCCGGTTTGCAAAACGCACCCTTCAGCTCCGCATTCTCAGCAGCCAGTGCCGCGCACTTGGCTTCCAGAGCGCTGGTTGCGGCCTGCCACACTTCCCACTTGTTTTGAGTTGCCATGAATTTATATGAGTCGCCAGACCGCTCTACCACGAACGGGAAATTCCCTTGGTCAGAGGCCCACGCTTCAAATTGCTCTCTGCTGCTCATGCTGATGCTCTCCCGCCCCGCACTGATGCCAGGCACTGATTGAATAAATTGTTAAGAGGGTTAGGTGTGCTCTGTTTGAGTTGTTTTGGCTGACGCTTCGGCGGAATAACAGGCCTGTCTTCCGGGTGGACGACGAAATAGCGGTAGCGTTTCTCAAGCCCTTCACGGCGCAGAATCTTGGCTCTGGTAAGGTTTGTTAATGCCGAGGAGGTCGCACCCTTATGGATTTTTGTATCCCGCCGGATATCGGACATGTAGCAACCAGGATGCTTGGCTACGTACTGGGCGATTACGGCGTTCTGATTGGTAATTTTCATGGCTCATCTCCAATCTTTGGCTTTTGGTTCAGCCTGATTGCTGGCGAACTGCTTTGCAGCTTCTGCCTGATCGATGTTTGTGAAGTGTCCGTTTTTCCATCCCATGTAGAACGTCTGGGGTTGGCCGGATCGGTACTTGCCGACGATGATTTCAGCTATGCCCTTCATGTTGCTGTTCTCGTCGTAAACCTCATCGCGGTACGGGAAGATGATTACGTCTGCGTCCTGCTCAATGGCACCGGAGTCTTTCAGGTCTGCCAGGTTAGGTCGCTTATCCTGACGACCTTCAACGCCACGGTTTAACTGAGATAACAGGACTACCGGCACCTTGTTGCGTAGAGTGAATTGCTTCAACTTGCGGGTAATTTCAGCGATCGCCAGGTCGTTACGATCTGCCTTTGGCTTCTCAATCAGGCCGAGGTAGTCGATAGCCAGGAAACTAAGGCCGCCGTCCATGTTCAGACGCTCAGCGTGGGCGATACACTCATCCACCGTGAAAGCGCCGTCGAGAACGTAGTTGTCCTCTTCGAGCAGCATTCCCGTGGCTGCAGTGAGCAGGGTGTAATGCTCCTGAATCATGCCGAGAGGATTGCGGAGTGTGCTGACTGATAAACCCGCCCGATCAGCAACATGGCGCTCAACTACCTGCATATCTGACATTTCCATCGAGACAAACAGACCCTTCCCCTTCTGCCGGCCGATGGAGTTAGCGATGTTGATCGCCAGTTCCGTCTTACCCATACCAGGGCGACCTGCGATGATGATCAGGTCTGTACGGTCGAAGCCGCCGTAAGCATCATCCATCGGCTGAATACCGGTTTTCAGATACAGCCCGGACTCTTCACCACGCATGCGGTTTTCCAGCACAACCATGTAATCGTCCAGCAGATCGCCAATGCGCCGCGGCAACTTGTCGTTAGTCTCGAATTGCAGCTTTGAGAGAATCCCGCTCACTTCGGCGATCCGGTCGTTCAGGTCGTGAGTACCGGCAGAAGCCAGAATGCCAGCGGCCCGGATTAACTCAGCCTCACCACGGCGAAGCATCCAGCACTGCCTGACGCGCTTTGCCCAGCCACGGATATTTGCAGCCGACGTACACTGGCAGGCGACCTCGACTACAAAATCCTTTGTGGCAGGCGGTACAGCATCCTTGACGGTGAACATATCCACTGGCTCGGCCTTGTTCAGCAGAGTGCTGATCGCGATATACATGCTGCGCAGGTGGTGGTTCTCGAATGCTTCTGGCGGCAACTTACCGGCAATCTCCCGGCAGTCGATGTGATCCCCTTTCACCATCATCGAGCCAACAAGTTGGTGCTCAAAATCGTAACTTTCCATCAGTCACCACTCCCTAAAATCTGGTCAATCTTCTCCTGACGCAGCGCCGTTTCAATTCCGTACCGAGTACCTGAAGGATTGTCTCCACACGCCCAGCGAGTCGGATGATAACCATGCTCGAGGTAGCCATTCAGGAAGTCGTCAATGGCGTTTGGCTCTTTGCCAAGCTCTTTGCACTGTTTCAGGTACGATTGCCACAGGCGCTGAATGCCAGCCTCAGTGGATTTGGTAATGCTTCGGATAGTCGGGATGCCAAACTTATTGGCTTTGCAGTTCCAGGTGTTCTTGAAGCGTTCGCGGTCGAACTCTGGAACAGCTGACCGTGGATTGGTTTTTGTTGCCCGTGGGTTAGTGCCTTTCTGGCGGGGTGTTAATTTTTCCTCACCAGGCAAGCCCACTTCGTGGGTTTGGGTATTGTTTATATTGTCTTTGGTAAGACTGTTTAGGGTGTCGGGTGCTTTTACCCAACTTGAAACCTTTTTTTGCCCAACATATTGGGTGTTTTCGCCCAACTTTTTTTGCTTAATTTTTGGTGTCTTTTTCAGCACCCATTCATCGATATTTACGTTGACGCTAATCATCTTGAACCCGCCAACTTTCCGCAGGTTAATAATCTTGCGTTCTGCCAGAACATTCAGGGCCGCAGCCACGTCTGAATCATCCAGATCCGTTACTTCTGCCAGGTATGTATTTGTTACCTTGTCCTCTGATTTATTCCATCCAAAGGTGCAGTAGATAACAGCATCAAAAACCTGATGTTCACGACCTGCAAGTTTCAGCTTTGGTTTAAGCTTCCCGATGCTGGTAGCTACGCGCATGTAACCATCATCAAGACTCGCCACTTTGCGCTCCACGACCGCTTCTGTAGGCCTGTAATCTGCTAAATGCTTAACGACGCCCATTCTTCACCCCTGACTTAGCCATTGCGATACGGATAACCCCAACCAGGCGCTCTGCGAATGCCTGATTCTTGGACGCTGCGACGATAAGACCGTCTGGTGAATCTGGATGGCGCCGTTCCTCTTTTTCCTGGTACTTCTTGCGAGCTTTTGTCATAATTACTCCCGTTACCCGACGTAACACAGTGTCATTAAGCGTCCAGACTGCGACCAACAGCTGGACGTTTTTCATTTGTGAGAATCTCCGCAACCTGCTTTGCCAGTCGCGCCATATCGTCATCGACGACACCCCACTCCAGCACCGCCAGTAACATCGACAGCTTCGGCAGCATGCTTTCCTTCCAACGGGTAATGCCCGACTTATCCATTCCCAACGCCTTTGCAACGTTTGAGGCACCGCGAATAGCAATCTGATTCAGGATCCAGGACTCAATTTTTCGAGCCTGATCTTTGTTTCGTGTGGTTGTGTTATCCATTTGTGATAATTCCTTTGTGTTGAATAAGTTAAAAAGGCCGATGCGCAGACACGCAGAGCCATGTTTGATGTGTTTTATTGGAGCTAGCTTTTCAGCTACGTAGGCCGGACGGCCGTTGTGGTAAATCGTTGGTGCTTAATGTGTATCAGTGCTTGTTTTGACAGGCATCGCCAAACAGCAGCCATTCCGGCTCGCAATTAAGCGCACGAGCCAACTCAACCAAATAACGTGGACGCTTAGTAGCTCCGGCCTCGATAGCCTGAATAGATTGCTGTTTCATACCGGCCAGTTTTGCCAACCGATCCTGAGACAGCTTCATCTCTTCACGTTTTTGCTTGAGGCGTTGAGAAATAGTTTCCATATCACCTCCACAGTTTTATCTGTATTCTGTGACAGTTATTTCTGTTTGTCAATTACAGTTTTAACTGTGACTATTCAGGGAATACAGAGAGAGGGATTTATGAGCCTTGCAGATCGCGTAAAACAAAAAAGAATTGAGCTGGGATTGACCCAGACAGATGCGGCAAAATTGGCCGGGATAACGCAGCAGTCATGGCAGAGCGTAGAGACTGGCGATACCCGCAAGCCGCGTAATATAATCGGCATAGCTAAAGCGCTGCGCTGCGACGCTGACTGGCTGATGAATGGCGGCGCGTTTATGCCGATGGCCGAAGTGAACAGCAGGAGAGTTCCTTTGATAAGTTACGTGCAGGCGGGAGCGCTTGCGGATAAAAGCCCAATAGAGGCTTTCGATGGTAGCCTTGAATACATTCTGACGGATCTGGATTTGTCAGAGCACAGCTTCGCCCTCCGCATTGAGGGTGATTCCATGGAACCAGACTTCAAAGCCGGTGACGTTATTATCGTTGACCCGGAAGTTGAGCCGGTGCCTGGTGAGTTCGTGGTGGCTAAGAACGGCGGAGATCAGGCTACGTTTAAGAAGTATCGGCCCACGTTTACTGATGCTATGGGATGCCAGCACTTTGAGCTTGTGCCGCTGAATGATGATTACCCTGTCATTAACAGCTCACTGCAGCCACTGGTGATCATCGGCGTAATGATTGAGCACCGCATCTACCGTCGCAAGCGCTAATCACAAAACCTCTCTCCTAAAGGACCGGCTTATGCCGGTTTTTTTACGCCTATACAAAAATAAATCTTCCGAAATTACAGGTAGATATGTTTATCGCGACAAATAATACAGTTTTGTCTGTTGACGATAATACAGTTTTACCTGTATCTTTATCCCATCAGCAGGAGCACTACTCACCAGGACGGTGAATCTACAACGATTCAGTGATGAATCTACGCGGCTGAAAAGCCGAACTAACCAAAGTGAACTTTGGGGTGTGATGGACAGCTGCTCCGTGATGGTCACGGGTCAACCCGGTCCACGGTGCCATCACACCGCCAAAGTTCATCAGGAGGTCAATATGACACGCAGAACAGCATTCAATGGATCAGCAGTAGGTCGTCGTCGTGAGCGTCGCGCAGCAATGCAGAGCGCCGTAGCAGTTAGCTCCGAGAATATGCACCGCCCTACTCTGAATCGTGCGCAGGTTCAGGCCAAAGGGCAGCACCACACGCCAGCCAGCATTGAAGAAGCAGCACCGATTAAGTTCATCGCACAGGATGCAGTCTGGCAGCGCCAGGAATACAAGCGCCAGCTGGAACGCGCCGCCATCGTCTACAGCAATGAGTTTGGCAATAAGCCGCTGGAGAGCGGGATGTGCCTGCCAGATGTTGCGATTTACGCTGCCGGCCATCGCAAAAGCAAATCTATCACGGCTCGCTGAGGTGGCCCATGAAGAACAGCATCAAGTGTCCGGTATGCGGTCGTGACTTCGACCCGAGGATTCCGACCTGCCACATCAGCAGATATCACCAGGCAGCTAAGAATTGCGAGCTGGAGAAGATACGCGATGCCAGACGGCAGCATTTCAACCAGATCCCCAGGGGCTAACGGTAAACAAACAGAGAGGTGGGCGTGAAGATAGAACAAGAATTCATTCTCGATTTAGAGGTGCGTCCCGAAGGTAACCGGACATTGAAAATCTCCCAGGATAGTGGTCATGGAGATGGGAAAACAGAAAGCATTCTTTTGGATAAAGTTGGGGCAGAAAAGCTCATCGAGCAGCTAAAAGAGTTTGTCGAGGCCGCCTAACCAGCGGCTTTTTTACAGGGTAACTACAGAGGGTAAGGCGATGGGGAAATATAAGTTTTTCATGTTTGATCCTGATAATGGATTCGAAACCTACGAAACAGCAGAAGAAGCAAAAGCAGCTGCTGAGGAAGCAATCGACTATTACCGTGGCGACGCCGGTGATGGGTGGCCTGAAGAAGTTTCTCAGGTTTGCTGGGGTGAGATTAAACAGGAAGCTCAGGAAGTGGGGCTGCGACCCCGCGATGAAGAAGATAGTGGCAGTTGCGAGATGATTTGCGACTACCAACTGACAGATATCTGACCCGCTCCGGCGGGTTTTTTATTACCTCATACCCAGGTTCATTTACGAGTGAGCCACGTTATGAGAGCGGCTATCCACCGCGGTTTAAACATAATTCATGCGCATTTCTTAAGGCGCGAGGTCTTTCAACGTTCAGCGGCCCGCACGGGCGGAGATGATTATGTCCAGACATTGTGAAAATTGCGGATGTGCTATCCGCTCCGGTTATTGCACCAACTGCCAGGAAGAGGCGTATATCGCCTTCGTCCAGGCTCCCGAAATGGAGTTCAGCGAAGAGTTTATGCGAGCTGCATTCCAGCAGGATTCCGAGAGTCGCAACCGGGAGGCCTCATGACAGTCACCCACAACGGCAAGCAGTACACCGCATCGAAGTTAAACGATAACGAGTGGAAACTCTCATCGGTCGATAAGCCGCGCGAGACACTCACCATGAACCGTCAGCAGATGGCGCTGGCCGGGTTACTTGAGCAGGTGGAGGGGAAGTCATGATTAGCCACTATGGCACCACCCCCATCATTCGCCAGTGTATCCAGCCTGGCATGATGGCGCTGCGTGAAGGCCGCACCTACCGCGTGTCAGCTGTTATCCATGAACGCAAATGGGTGTACCTGCACACCGACGCCGAAATTATCCGGGTTAACGACCGCGTTATCGACGTTCTGCTCGACGGCACCGGCCATCCAATTCAGCACTGAGGAGAATAGCATGGAGCTAGTTCAGTTTATTAAGCGCGTCGGTGAGTACTATGACGACTGCACTTTGGGGTTCCCTGAAATCATTGAAATGAAAAGTGAGTCAGGGCTGGAGAAGCAAGAGGACACGATTCACGGGATGCCATACGTTCTGGTTGAGCAACATAGCTCATATCCGTGCGAAGACTGTTTTTACGGTTACCTATTCTTCCCGCTCAAGAAGCGCAAATACATTCGCGTCCCGTTCAACATGTAATACCCCACCCCATTTCACATCTGGCAGCCAATCGGTGCCGGGTGGCGCTTACATCAGATTCAGGAGTACCCCATGGCAGCTTATCGCGCATACGACCACATTGAGGATCGTCGCTGGGTCGATCAGCAGTTAAGCGACGAGAAAGAAAAGTGGATTGACGACCGGGCGCAGGAAATCATCGACATGATGCCGAAAGAACCGTCTGGACTCTTTCACTTCTCAGTTCCGATTGATTCCAGCCCGTACGAAGGACTTCGCAGCGATAAAGCTGGCGAGGCCTACAACGACTTTGTTTCGGCAGTTGCTTACGCCCAGGCAGAACACGACTGGGAACACCGCACCGGCTGCCCGTTCTGACAGGAAGCAAGTTATGAAAGCAGGCGTTTATCACGGCATGTCCAACTCGGAATATCATGCCGATCCGGCCATTGGTTCTACATCGGTTAAAGCCGTCAGCGTCAGCCCGGCAAATCTTTACTTCAACCCATTCAAGGGCAGCAAGTCTGCCCACATTGGCAGCGCCATTCATGCTGCACTGCTCGAGCCTGATTTATTCAGAAAAGACTACACGCTGATGGCTCATGTGACCTCAAGGGCATCAAAGGAATACAAGGAAGAGGCCACATGCACCAACCCGGAATACATACTGATTGGCAGTGAAGTTGAAACTGTAACCCGCATGCTCGAATCGTCACGAATGAATGACGATTTCATGGACTATCTGGCAGCGCCGGGAGCTTCTGAGGTGTCGATGTTTGCGACCTGCCCTGATACCGGTCTGGAATTGAAATGCCGCTTTGACCGACTTTCAGACAATGCGCCCTACCCTCTGGATGTGAAGAGTTGCCGCGACGCAACTGAGCGTGGATTCAGTAACGCGTTCGGCCAGTATCACTACCACATTCAGGCGGCCTTCTATCTCTACGTTCTGAAGCTGGCTACCGGCATAGAGCGTAACCAGTTCGCATTCTTCGCCATCGAGAACACCGCGCCATATCGCAACTGCATGTACTACATCGGCGAGGAGTCGTTAGAACTCGGTCGCCAGCAGATGTTCTCCGCACTCTGGAAAATCAAAGAATGCATGGAGGATGAAACCCTTAAGTATGAGGGGATCGTCCTGCCATCCAACGAAATTAACGTGCCAGCCTATCTGCTGGATGAAGAATATGACGACGAGGTAATTCTCTAATGGACCTTTCCCGCACGATTGTTCCCAAATCAGACCAACTCAACTTTGAAGATGTTCAGAGCCAGAGCATCACGGCAGCCATCAAAGCCGTCCGGGCTGGCAACTCTGAGCAGCCGGTATTCATCGATCTGGAAGGTTATGACGGTCGCCCATACAAGCCCTCTAAATCAATGCGTCGCGTGTTGATTGGCGGCTGGGGTGCTGATGGTCATTCGTGGGTAGGCCGCTCTCTCACGCTCGTTGGTGACCCATCTGTCAGGTACGGCGGCGTCGCTGTCGGAGGCATCAAGATTTCAGCCATGAGTGACGTTGAGGCCGACTTCTCAATGATGCTGTCAGTCTCTCGCGGTAAACGGCAGGAGCATCGCGTTCGCAGGCTGGAAGTTAAGCAGCCGCAGACTCCAGATAGCGTCCTCTCATGGTTCTCAGAAAATGCCTTGAGCATGGACTTAGCAAAACTGGAGTCAGCATACACCAGAGCCAAGGCTGCTATTGGTGATGACTCCAGCCTGGTTAAAAAGCTCGATGAAGTGTACGGCATCCGCAAGAAGGAGCTTGAAGGGAATGTACAAGCGTAAGGACGTATACAAGCTACGACCTAACCAAATCAGCCACGGAAGGCCGTGGGAGGTATCAGACGTTGCATCTGTCCGAGAGATGGCCGGTTCCATCCATTCAAAGTACATCGCCAGAAAAATAAACCGCTCATACGAATCACTTCGCCAGATGTGCAAGCGCAAGGGCATTAGCCTGCGGCTCGTTCGTGAAGAGGCTTGATTGATGAGCAAAAGCTTAACCGACCGTGACCGTGACTATATCGGTCGTTTCGGTCATGTGAGGAACGACTGATGAAACAGTGGTCACGAGAAGAATTAGCGCTACTGTGGCGCTACAGCAATAACCAGGTCGCACAGATGACCGGGCGCAGCATCGAGGAGGTAGGCGATCGCCGCCTGCAGGCCAATATCGAGCGTAATGGGTGGGATCGGAAAGACCCTGAAGTGATATCTAAATGGGAGGCGGCATGACTGACTTTGGAGGATCAACAACGCCACGGGATGAAAAGGATTGCTGGCAAACACCATTGTGGGTATTCGACGCGCTGGATATCGAATTTGGTTTCTGGCTGGACGCCGCTGCAAGTGATCGCAACGCGCTGTGCGCCCACTACTTCACCGAGCGCGACGACTCCCTGAATCGCGAGTGGAAGTCATACGGGGCAATCTGGTGTAACCCTCCCTATTCCGACATCTCGCCATGGGTGGTAAAGGCTGCCGAGCAGTGTGCCACCCAGCGCCAGCCGGTAGTGATGTTGCTGCCTGCAGATATTTCGACAGGCTGGTTCAGTACGGCAATGCAGACCGCTGACGAACTCCGGCTGATTACCGACGGACGCATTAGCTTTGTGCCGGTAACTGACGGTGGCAAGCGCAAGAGCAACCCAAAGGGGTCAGTTCTGTTTATCTGGCGACCGTTCATCAAACCACGGCGCATTATCACGTCTGTTTCGCTGGCAGAACTAAAGCGGATCGGCACGATGGAGGCAGCATGAAAATTTACATCGCTGGGCCAATGAGCGGCCTGGTCGAATTTAACCGCCCGGCCTTCATGTTCACCGCGGCGAAACTTGTCGGGCGCGGACATGTTGCGCTTAACCCTGCAATCTTGCCTGACGGATTATCACAGGCCCAATACATGGACATCTGCCTGGCAATGCTGCGGTGCGCCGATGTTATCTACCTGCTTAAAGGATGGGAGTCATCGCCCGGTGCCAGAGCGGAGAAGGCGCTGGCTGAGAAACTTGAGTTGCAGGTTATCTACCAGGAAGAGGATCTGGCGGCATGACAGCACAAATCACCCGGGAGCTTATGGCTCCTTTTTTATTGCTGGCGTTTGCCGTCAGCCGGATTAACCGACAGTTCAGGGAGCAAGAATGAAAAAATTACTGACCAACCGCGAACTGGTAGATGCAGCAATAGAGCTTGCCGGGGAGTTTTACGCGATGCAGGGATATTCGCACCGCCCGGGGTTTGAGTATTGGAATTCCCCTCACCCGCATGAGCGTCTGTGTTTCGAGATGGCTTGCCGGGCGTTCGAGGTGATTCGAGGATCTGATGTTATGGATGCTGTTACCGAACTGGAGGATGATTAAAGTGGGTTGCTCGGGCGCCAAGCCCCACGAGGTTATATTGACGAGGCCGTCAAGAACTTGTTGAAATATATATGGAATTTACGTTTCAGGAGCTTCCTTTCCTCCTACTTACTGATATGCTCAATTTTTAAACCAGCCAGGAGTATATATGCGAGTAGATCAGTTAACACCATGCCCATTTTGTGGGGTTAGGCCAGCTAGGCATGACAGCGTTGGTCCATCTGGATTTACGTGGAGCACTGAAGAGGAACAGATTTTCTTGGTGGCATGTATGACAAAGAACTGTCCGCCATCAGGAATTTACCTTCCTGATGAAGTTTGGAATTTCGATGCTCAGACTCAAATCGGATTAATGGGCAGCATTTTTGCAACAATGGAAGCAGAAAAGTCACCGGACCTTGAGGAAAGGCGAGAAGCATACAAGGTCTATCAAAGGCGTCATGAATAAAATTCTCAGCTCAAAGCCCCGCAAACCGGGGCTTACTTTTGCCCCGAGAACTGACGCAACTGATAGCTGATTCACTGAGTCGGCTATTGGGTGTGAATGCACTGCCACGTTATCCCCCATTAGCCCGGCCATAGTGCCGGGATTTTTTTGCCTGGAGAAAACTATGACGCGTGAAGAGGCTATCAACAAATTAAAGATATTGCAGAGCTTGGGTGATACGGAAATCGCACATTGCAACGCAGATGATGTGATCTGCGACCTGCTCAAAGCGCTGGGATATGAAGATGTCGTAAAGGAATACGATGAAATCGACAAGTGGTATGCATAGGAGATCACAATGGAATCCTACTCAATTTCATTTCTGGAAGCTTGCGGTATCTGCGGGGTATCCGAGCCAACTTTAAGGAAGTGGATCCGTTCTGGACGATTAGTGGCAACACGAAAATCAGACAAGCCTAAATCGCCATACCTTTTAACCCGGCAAGCCTGTATTGCCGCCATAAAAAATCCGCTGCACACTGTGGAGGTGAGCGCGGGTGATGCACATAAAGAGGAGAAAAAATGTCCATCTTCCGCAGAGGTGAAATATGGTACGCGTCCTACTCGACGCCAGGCGGGAAGCGAATTAAGGAAAGCCTTGGGACTTCCGACAAGCGGCTCGCTACTGAGCTACATGACCAGCGCAAAGCTGAATTGTGGAGAGTAGAGCGCCTGGGTGATTTCCCAAACGTTACTTTCGATGATGCCTGCATGCGATGGCTTGAGGAAAAGGCCGAGAAGAAATCACTGAAAGATGATCGCAGCCGCATGGCGTTCTGGCTGGCTCACTTCGAAGGGGTCAGACTGAAGGATGTGACCGAGCAACGGATTTACTCGGCAGTCAACAAGATGAGCAACCGTAAGCTGCTTGAGATATGGAAAATCCAGGCAGCCGCGGCGCAAAAGAATGGCACGGCAGTGCCGGACTATTCAGCCACCCCTGTCACCACCTCCACCAAGGCCAAACATCTGGCGCTGATGAAGGCGATCCTGCGTGCGGCAGAACGTGACTGGAAGTGGTTGGAGAAGGCCCCGGTGATCAAGGTGCCAGCGGTGAGAAACAAGCGCGTTCGCTGGCTGGAGCCGGAAGAGGCGAAGCGCCTGATTGATGAATGCCCCGAGCCTCTGAAGTCGGTTGTTAAGTTTGCGCTGGCAACCGGCCTACGTCGGTCGAACATCATCAACATAGAGTGGCAACAGATTGACATGCAGCGTCGTGTTGCCTGGGTGAACCCGGAAGACAGTAAATCAAACCGCGCTATTGGCGTAGCGCTGAATGACACCGCCTGTCGGGTATTGCGGGATCAGATTGGCAAACATCATAAATGGGTGTTCGTTCACACGAAAGAAGGCATTCGCCCGGACGGGACAAAGACCCCATCTGTCAGAAAGATGAGAGTTGACGATCAGCGAGCATGGAATGCTGCATGTCGTCGTGCCGGTATAGAAGATTTCCGGTTCCACGATCTGAGACACACCTGGGCAAGCTGGTTAATTCAGTCGGGAGTTCCGCTATCGGTATTACAGGAGATGGGAGGCTGGGAAAGCATCGAAATGGTTCGTCGATATGCTCACCTGGCACCTAACCATTTAACAGAGCATGCGAAGCAAATTGACTCAATTTTCGGGGTTGATGTCCCAAATATGTCCCACGAGGAAAAATGCGAAGCGGGAGGATTCAAGTAAGTTGTTGATTTGAAATGGCACGCCCTAAAGGATTCGAACCTTTGACCTACGGCTTAGAAGGCCGTTGCTCTATCCAACTGAGCTAAGGGCGCACAGAGAAGAATGTCTTCGCAGTGGTGAAGCGCGTGGAATTATACGGTCAATGACCGATGAGTCAATGGATTTTAGTACAATCCCCTTGCAGTTCATACCTATGCCCGACAACAACGCCGCTTAACAGGAAAATCCGCAAAGTGTGACTGACAGCAGCGCGCGCTTCTGACAAAATATGCTCATCCCCCCTTTCACTCCTTACAGATGGAATCTTCTCTCTGATGGCAGCAAAGATTATTGACGGTAAAACGATTGCGCAGCAGGTGCGCTCTGAGGTTGCGGAAAAAGTGGCAGCTCGTCGGGCCGCTGGAAAACGCGCCCCCGGGCTGGCCGTTGTGCTGGTCGGCAGCAACCCGGCATCGCAAATTTATGTCGGCAGCAAACGCAAAGCGTGCGAAGAGGTGGGCTTTCTCTCCCGCTCCTACGATCTGCCAGAAACCACATCCGAAGCAGAGCTGCTTGAGCTGATTGATACCCTGAACGCCGATAACGAGATCGACGGCATTCTGGTACAACTGCCGCTGCCTGCGGGCATCGACAACGTGAAGGTGCTCGAACGTATCGCGCCTGACAAAGATGTGGACGGCTTCCACCCGTACAACGTTGGCCGTCTGTGCCAGCGTGCGCCGCGCCTGCGTCCGTGTACCCCGCGCGGCATCGTCACGCTGCTGGAGCGTTATAACATCGACACCTACGGCCTGAACGCCGTGGTGATTGGCGCGTCCAATATCGTGGGCCGTCCGATGAGCATGGAGCTGCTGCTGGCTGGCTGCACCACCACCGTTACCCACCGCTTTACCAAAAATCTGCGTCAGCACGTCGAAAATGCCGACCTGCTGATCGTCGCCGTGGGTAAGCCGGGCTTTATTCCGGGCGAGTGGATCAAAGAAGGTGCCATTGTCGTCGACGTAGGGATTAACCGTCTGGAAAGCGGCAAAGTAGTGGGGGATGTGGTTTACGAAGATGCTGCCGCCCGCGCCTCTTACATCACGCCGGTACCGGGCGGCGTAGGCCCGATGACCGTAGCAACACTGATTCAGAATACTTTGCAGGCATGCGAAGAGTATCACGACGTAGAGGAAGCGTAA